CTGGTACCGAGTTGAAATATAAGCAGCGTTACGGAAGTCCCGAGAAGACCACAGATACTTGGCGTTTAGTACATCGCCCTTGGCAAACGAGAACCGCACAGTAGCTCGTCGGTTTACACCTTTGTGTACTAAAAACCGAATGTCGTCGTGCGTAGTGTCAGGGCGCTTGGTTTTAAGGCCAGCCTCAATATCACCAAGAATCTCCAAGAGCTGACTAGAAAGGTCCCCTCGAGGAGCATCTCGATCTTTACGAGAAATGAGTCAAGATTGGCTGTACAACTTTTCGAATCATGTGTTAGTTGAGAGTTCAGCTCTGTCTGATCTCTTTCGCTTTGTGATTGTTGTCGTGGCTGTCTTTGTTGCGGCAATGCTGGCTAAGTTGTATCATGAGCACAAGACGGGTAGTATGCCTAAAGCTGCAGCCATTGGCTCGGTCGCAACATATTTGGCTGTTGGCTATGCACAGATCATTGCGTTCAGCACGCCTGGTAACACCACAGTTACCCTGCTGAACGTGGTGGTGTTATTTGCGGTTGTCTGTTCTCTAGTTGGAGTACTTAAGGCTATGGATTTACCTTTGTTTAGGCGAAAGGACAAGTAATGCAAGCACAGGAACCCTCACCAAACCCCAAGCGATTGCTTGTCCCTTGGATTGCAATCACATCCACCCTAACCCTAATTCTGCTCGTTGCACACGAACTAGGTTACTGAGGAGTTTTGATGATGTCTAACAAGCTGTATGATGCACTCAAGTTCTGCGCACTGATTCTCTTCCCTGCGTTTGGTACGCTATATTTCACTCTTGCTGGGGTGTGGGGTCTACCCAATCCTGAGGGTGTTGTGGGTACCGTCGTTGCAGTCGATACTTTCCTGGGTGTGATTCTTGGGTTTAGCACTAACAGTTACAACAAGAGCGACGAAAAGTATGATGGCGATGTAGTTATCGTGCATGGTGCTGAGGATTCTACGCTTAGGGTGGGCGTCAATGACCCGCCTTCTCTCGTAGGTAAGAAAGAGGTTGTGCTGAAAGTTCTTTCTGAGGCTCCTCCGGATATTTAGGTTCCACGGTTTTAACAAGGCCTATAATGAGACCGAATGAAAGGAAGCCTATGTTCAAGAAGCGCAACGACCCAAACGTCAGCGACCTGATCACAGCCGTCACCGCCGAGATGGCGATGTACGGACCAGAGGCAGATGAGTACCCCGCTCTCCTGGAGAAGCTCGAAAGGCTCACCAAGGTTCAGACGAAATCCCGTCGACCTCGTGTGACGCCCGACGGAGTGATCCAGGGAGTGGCGAACCTCGCTGTCGTGGCCGTCATCGTCCTCGTCGAGAGGAACGGTGTGTTCACGTCGAAGGCGCAACAGATGTTGAGCCGACCGAAGTAAGAACCCCCGACCGGCACTCAGACGTATACGCCTTGTAGACCGTAGTAAAATCTACAAGGCGTATACGTCTTTGCCGGATTAACATATGCTATGAAACTTCCCAAAAGTTCCCGGGGGTTAAAACCCACCATATTTACAAGGGCTATAATGAGACCTAACTAAGGAGTAATCATGGACCTGAACCGTACCCTGAAGACATATGACGATGGCTCACAGATGACCGTTGCCGGAGCAATCGCAACCGTTGGAATCAGCCTTGTGGCTGGCGCCCTCGGTGCCGTGATTGTCGTGGCAAAAGACAACTGGAGCGAACGCCGTACCATGAAGAAGTACCACATGGGACCGTACGCCAACAAGTAGTCCTCACCTCTCAAGCCCCAACGCAACACGGGGTTTGAGTCTTTCCATATTTCCACAAGGAGATCGCGAGCAAGCGATTGAGGAAGCGGCTTAGCAGAAGCTTTTGATGATTTGCCCGGGTGGCGGAATAGGCAGACGCAGAGGACTTAAACTCCTCCGGAGGAGACTCCGTACGGGTTCGATCCCCGTCCCGGGCACCATATTTGTCTCAACGAAAGGATACACCATGCAAGGTAAAGTGCTGTGTGCTATCGCAGGAACCCTTGTCGGTACCATTGGTGGGTACTGGGTGGGTAAGTCCGTTGGCGTGTTCATCTCTGAGCGCAAGCTGCAAGGAGCCCAGCGCCTGCAAGAAGGTATATTCACTATGAGTAAGGCGATGGAGCTGATCAACCAAGGTCAGATCGACGAAGCCATGAGTCTCATCGAAGACTACAAGGTCTACGCAAGAAGCATGACCACTTCGCCAGAGTAACATCGCCTATAATGAGAGATAGAAAGGAGGTGCCCTCATGTGGAAAGCATTGCTCGATTACAATAGCCCCCAGACCGTTTGGCTTCGTCAACACCCCGTACAGATCGGAGTGATTGGTGGAGTCCTCGCTGGTGTGTTCCTTGTACCAACAATCATCGCCATCGTGAAGGAGAGCCGAAACTAGCTCTAGACTCGGAGTCCACAGCAACAACGTGGGCTTTGAGTTTTCGCAGGAATAACAAGGCCTATAATGAGAAGAAGATAAGACACGAATGTGTAGGTGAAAGACCTACCTATCTGGTGTGGAAGCAAAGCCACTAAATCACAGTTTTCGTTGGACTGTGAACCCTAGCTTCTCGTATATTTTTTGCCCGTTGGAAGAGGAGAGCATATGAGTAAAGTAGTAGAGTCCCTGTTTAAAGCCAAAGGTATTACCCAGCACTTCCTGAAGTCTAACTCTCCTGCCATCCTGGCTGCGGTTGGAGTGTCTGGTACTATCACTACCGCATATTTGACAGGTGTGGCATCCTTTAAAGCTGCCCGGACGATTGACCGCATGGAGCGCAAGAAGGCTAGGGAGCTTGACCCCAAGGAGAAGGTCGAGCTTGTCTGGAAGATGTATATTCCACCCGTGGTTTCTGGTGGGGTTACTGTTTCAGCCATCGTTGTTGGTACTGCCATTGGCGCAAGGCGTACGGCAGCTTTAGCGGCTGCATATTCGCTCACAGACAAGGCGCTTGGCGAGTACAAGGCAAAGGTCGTAGAGCAACTAGGGGAGCACAAAGAAGGGAAGATTCGAGACCAGCTCGCTCAAGAAAGCGTTGATAGTAACCCGCCTTCTGGTAGAGAGTTGATGATTGCTGGTCCTGGTAACGTTCTATGTTATGAGCGATTCACCGGACGATATTTTCACAGCGACATGGAGACTTTGCGTAAGGCAGAGAACACTATCAACGCCAAGTTGAACCGTGAGATGTACGCATATTTGTCTGACTTCTATGATCTTGTTGGTTTGTCTGATACTTCAGCCGCGCAGGATCTTGGGTGGGATTCAGACAAGCATCTTGAACTTACGTTCCACACGGTTCTTGCTGAGGACGGTCGACCTGCGTTAGCTATCGAGTACAACTACACAAAGGCACTTTAGAAAGGTCTATTATGGCTACTGACATTCTAGTAGATACGCCAAATCCAGAAGCACTTGATGTAACAATTCAGCAATTGGGGGGTGCTTTGCTTGAAAGTTCACCTGGCGTATATTTGCAGCACCAGGGTCACTATGTTGTTAGGGCTCTAGGAGACCCTGGGTTCTTGGAGTTTTCTATGACTACTCAAGGGTATGCAACGGTTGTTGGTATGCTAGATAGCCCTCTTTGATCGCAGGATTTACAGCTCCTATAATAGGAACAACACTAGGAGCCAACCATGACCCAGAACGAATGTAATAAGCGGGCGGGTCGAACCAAAGTTAAACAAGCCGAACTAAGCGGGGAACTCAAATTTAACTACTCAGGTCGGTATAAAGTAATCAGTAGGGACGCATTTAATAAATGGCACTTATGTTTTCAATCCTGATCGACATCGTGCTATTTACGGTTATTATGGCAATCATACTAATCGGCACTTGTTACCTATTTATCGAATACGAAACCGAACGACAAAAACGCAAACCAATGAGTAACGGGTGCAATGAATGTTACGGAACTTACCCGAACTGCCCTTGTTGTGGCGGATCGGATGAAGATGAAATCTATTGTTCCGAATGTGGCGGGGTCGGTGAACTCTACTACAATGAGGACGGGATTAGAATTACTATTTCAGAATATATCAAACTACCACAAGACGAGCGGGTTTGTGAACCTTGCGAATTTTGTGCTAAATAAATCAAACTTATGGGAACACTACTTTTTTTAGGCTACTCCGCATTTTTGGGGTACTGTGTCTATTGCCTTAGTGCAAGCCAAGACGATGAAAACGAAGAGGTCGATATTGAGCCTTATGACGAAGAAGTTTTTAGATAAAATTAAATCAAAGGATGTGTGGTGTTATGAACTAAAAAAAAAATAGTTTTTTAACAATAAGATACACCTTGAAAATGGGGGCTGCGATTTATTATATATTTTTTTATATTTTTTAAACTATTAATTTAATTTTTTTTTTTTTTTTTTTTTTTTTTTTAAGAATAAAATGAGGGTCATTATGGAAGGTTATACCAAAAATTTTTCTTTAAAATATGCAAAGAGAGGATTAAGGAGCCTGTTAAATTAACCCATAAAGCTGCCCCCTTTAATTATCCTAATAGAAGTAGATAGTAGATAATGTATATCATTAAAAGAATATTTAAGGATACCTTAGGGATTCCCAGATGAATGTCTTAAGGATACCCTAGTGAGTAATAGTTATTGGTGTATAATTAATAGAATAAAATTTTAATGATTAATAAATAAAAATTTACCAATGAACTATTAATCATTTTTAAAGATTTTTGAAAATTATTACACATAACAAATGAAATAAGTTAATATAAGCTTAATTATATTTATTTAAATATACAAATAAATATATTTAAATTTATGTTTACTTTAATTAATGTTTTAAATCAAATATATTTATTTAAATATAAATTTAATATATTTATTTGAACATTAAATAAATGATTTACTTAGGTAATTTTGTTTTCACTGTGTAAGCAGCAGATTTTACACGAAGGTACATTAGATGAACGACATTATAGATCCTAATATGGATCAAAAACAGCCTGTAAGATCAAGTAGAGGTCGTAAGAAGGGACAGCCTGCATATTTCTATGGTGCAAAACGCAGTGTTGCTGTATTGAAAGAACTTAAGTTTGATCCCATCACGGAGTTGGTAGATAAATATCGCAAATTGGAAAAAGAGATCACCATCCATGAAGGCATGCGTGATGGTACTATGGTCTTTCTGACAGACACAGGCAAGGTCCGCAGGTATGATCCTGAGATTCATATGTCAGTGTATAACATGCTAATATCTGTCAGTGAAAAATTACTCAGATATGGTTATGGAAGAGTACCTGAATTGGCCGCTCCTCCCAAGCCTGTATTACCACCCATGTTGGTCAAGCTTACTAAAGATAATGCTGAATTTCAAATAAGTTCAGGTGGCACTCCTGATTATGATGAAGAAGGCACATTTGAGGATTTTGTGGATGATTGAATTACATCCAGGACAATCAGATGTATATTCTGATTTATTTATCAATGCCACACATAGAAATTTAGCAGTGTGTTGTTGTCGTGGTTGGGGCAAATCTTATATGGCCGCAACTGCAGCGATCACTGCTGTATTTGAATTATTTGAATTGAATGAACATGTACCAAATAAAAATGTGTACATCATCGCACCCACGTATGATCAAGTAACTGATATTTACTACCCATTGATTCACTATGACTTGGGTCTTGGAAATTATTGTGATAGATCTTCCAGAGATCTTGGCAGATGGTGGTTACCAAATAATGTAGAACTCAGACTACTATCTTATGAAGCAATCGAAAGAATGCGTGGTAAAGGTGCTTACTTTGTTGTATGGGATGAAATATCATCTTGCAAGAAAGGGCTTGATCCAAGAGAAGCATGGGAAGGTATCATTCAACCATGTATAGTGACGCGATGGTCTCCCAAGAAAGCAAGATTATATGGTTCCAAACATCCCGGTAGATTTCTTGGTATATCAACACCAAAGGGTTATAATTTCTTTTATGATTTGTGTAATTATTATGAAAAAGATTCTGTATGGGGTTTTTATCATTTTGATTATACAAGATCACCGCTCACTGAATTGGATGAAATTGAAAGAATCAGACATAGTATAGATCCAATCCAATTTGCATCTGAATATGAAGCTAAATTTAAAGAATCTGGTAATAATGTATTTTACATGTTTGATCGTAAACTGCATGTGACAAAAGATCTGGAAAGCTTTAATAAAGATGAAGATGTGCACGTTAATATTGACTTTAACGTCGGTTTGCAATGCTCTTCTTTCTTTGCATTACGTGGAAAACAAATACATATATTGGACGAAATGCAAGGTCATCCTGATACGGAATCACTTGCCATTGCAATTAAAGCAAGGTATCCAGGCAAGAAAATACATGCTTACCCAGACCCTACTGGCAAATCAAGAAAGACATCAGCGCCTGTAGGTCAAACAGATTTCACCATTTTACAGAATGCAGGTATATTGGTGCATTCGAGAGATCACAGTCCGAAGATTGTGGATAGCGTCAGTGCCGTGAATGCAAAATTGAAGACGGCTGCTGGAGATATTGGATTATATATACATCCCAAATGTGATGGTGTAATTAAGTCTCTTGAACGTACACGTTGGTTGGATAATAATCAAGATTCAGCCACGATAGACAAATCAGAGGGTGTTGAACATTATTCTGATGGTATAAGATATGGTGTTGAATATCTATTTCCAATCAGAAGAGGTGGAAAGGTTGTACAAAGAGGTCATAACTTCTAAAGAGAGTTAAGATGGCAAGATCCAGAATTAATTCATCGGATAATGACATAGTCAGTGATTCTGGAAGTATTCTCTGGTCATTTATTCTAGGTGAACAATTAGAATTTCCAATCGTTTTAAATTTCATGGATGACACAACTGAATCAGGTTGGGAATATGAAGCTGTTATTGTGGAAGGCTTAAATGTATCTGCTCAAGAAGAGCCACCTGTCACACATAAAACAGACGGTGTAAAAACTACATTAACCTATCGCTTGCCTGACTACGTGGGTGAGTGGGATGAAGCAACAGCTTATAATCCTGAGGAAGTGGTTCTTTATGAAGATACATACTATAGATTTCTTGGAGAACCGGCAACTGTGGATGCCACAACTCCCGATGAGAATGATGATTGGGAAGAAACCACAATGAATCGAATGTATATTCAGATTCCAAGCACATTGGCAAGTACTTGGGCAGTGGCGCCTCTGGTTGACTCACCTGTCTATGGATTCTTTGAATTGCGTGTCACTGAACCTAATACATCAGTGTATAAAAAGACTTGGAAACCAGTGAGAGGAATGGTAGAAATATTATTTTCACCAACTAACATGGTGCCATAATGGCTAATGAAAAAGACATTAATATTACAATCGCTGACGTCAATGGTAATACAACGGTAACAACCAATGAAGCGTCTGTAGATATCGCTCAAACCAATGTTAATTATTCAATTAAGTTTTCCAAACCTGGACTATTTAAGAGGATAACTGATAGCTTTCAAATGTCAGATTCCATTATTTTAAATAGCTCAGGAACAGTCACACAAGCAGATAACACATCATTCAGTGATAGTATTTCATTACTTGTAGTATTCAATCGTGAATTTACTGAAAGCTTATTGTTAGGTGAAACATTCAGTATTTCGATCGGTAAACCTTTCTTTGAAAACCTTAATATATCTGATACTGTAAATCTTCATATTAAGCCACAGTATATTGAAACAGTTGGATTAACAGATGTGTTTAGCACTGTTGTGGAATTCAACAGAATTCCTGTGGAAATCCTTAATGTTGCAGAAATTTTCAGTTATTCTCTAAGTAAGCCTTTTGATGAGTCATTTAATTTATTTGAAGTAATGAGCTTTAATCTCAGTATAGTCTTCAGTGATACTGTAAGCTTTACTGATGAATTTAGCACGAGTGCTGCAGGTGGGTTTACTGAAACTATATCTGAAGTTTCTGACATCAATGATATTTTCAGTTTCAGTTTTGGTAAAATATTGAGTGATTCTTTTAATCATTCTGATGAAGTTGCTTTGCATGTTAATAAGGTATTTTCTGACACAGTAACATTCGAAGATATCTTCAATGCACTTGCAGGTAATGATCTTGTATTTGCCACCGGTACTAATTTTGCTGATAGTTTAGCATTTGATATTGATAAATATTTTTCAGAAAGTCTAGCCATCACCGAAAGTTTTAGTATTAATGTTGGTAAAGTTTTCAATGAAGCAATCAATACAACAGATCTACTTGCATGGTCTTTTGGTAAAGCATTGAGTGAATCTTTAAATGTGGAAGATACATTAAACTTCTCAATAAATAAAATATTGAATGAAACATTGAATACTACAGAAATCTTTTCAGTTGATATCTCATCTGTGAGATCCGATAGCGTTGATGTATCAGATGTTTTCTCTATCTTAATTCAAAAGATATTATCAGAAATTTTCACTTTAAGTGAATCAATGGCTTTTTATATGCAAAAGATTCTGTCTGATGCAGTGGATGTATCAGATAGTTTATCTTTTTTCATTTCCAAGATTCTTTCAGACACTTGTGACATTTCTGACAGTGTTCTATTTACGGTATCCAAAGTTTTATCAGACACTCTCACAACATCTGAGAGTGGCTTAATAAATATGCAGGATTATATGGACGCCAGTTATACGCGTGATGATTTCATTGGCACAAACTACACGTTTTGAGGTTAAAAAATGCACATTGATAATGTAAAGCTGAAAGGATCACTGGAATTAGTTCTTCGTGATCAATTCGGTAATATCAAAGAGAAACGTCTTGAGAAAAACCTTGTTGTGACCGTGGGACTTGCATATATTGTCAGTCGCATGAAAGATGCGACAGCCACTGCAATGTCTCATATGGCTGTTGGTACAAACAATACAGCAGCGGCAGCTGGCAATACCACACTCAATACTGAAATTGCTCGTGTTGCACTTGACAGTACCACGCTGGTTACCACAACTGTGACCAATGACTCAATTCAGTATGTTGCAACATTTGGTGCCGGTACGGGTACAGGCGCATTGGTTGAAGCAGGTATTTTGAATGCCGCATCCGCTGGTACTTTACTTTGCCGCACTGTATTCAGTGTCATTAACAAGGGTGCTCTGGACTCACTGACAGTGACCTGGAAGGTTGTTGCAGCTTAATAACAACAACCGGCAGGAGATACAATGAGTACAATTGTAACTCGAGCTGGTAAAGGAAGTCCTTTAACTAATACGGAACTGGATGCAAATTTTACCAATTTAAATAATGATAAAATAGCTTTTGTTGTAAATTCAACCACATCCGGTGCCACAATTACACCAGCTTCAACAGATACTCAATATAATGTAACGGCTCTTGCAGAAGCTGCAACAATTGCTGCTCCGAGTGGTTCTCCTGTTAATGGTCATACATTAATTTTGAGAATTAAGGATAATGGTACTGCCAGAGGATTAACATGGAATGCCATTTGGAGAGCAGTTGGCTTTACTTTACCTTCCACAACCGTGATAAGTAAAACTCTCTATATCGGTGCCAGATATAATTCTGCCGACTCCAAATGGGATGTATTGGCATCCGCACAGGAGGCTTAAATGGCAGATCCTTGGACACCGACATTAAGATCTGTTAAAGAAAGTCCTCTCACTCACAATGAGGTAGATGCAAACTTTAATGGATTAAATAATAAGCTGGAAAGATCTGAAGATACAACCACTTCAACAAGCTCTTTAACTCCAGACTCTGCAAAACTAATGTGTTCCGTAACAGCACTGGCAGATTCAATGACCATTAATGCACCCAGTGGTTCACCGGCAGATGGTTGGCCGATACTACTTAGAATTAAGGATAATGGTACTGCCAGAGGATTGACATGGAATGCCATTTGGAGATCTATAGGCTTCACTCTTCCAAGTACAACTGTATTAAGTAAAACATTGTATTTATTTGCAGTATACAATTCAGCAGATTCAAAATGGGATGTTATTGATTACGTTAAGGAGAGCTAATGGCTTTATTAACTGAGAATGAGCGCGTTAAGGTTTGGCGTGAAATAATGAGAGATCCGAGGCTCATTAGCTCTGGTACTTTACTGAAAGCAGATATCAGAGCAGCAGTAAATGGTTTGGATGATTTTCTTGAAAATAATTGGACATTGATAAACCAATCCATTCCACAACCAGCTCGTGGTGAATTGACACGACGACAAAAAGCAATGTTATTACTTCATGTAATAACTGAACGCTTTAATGTGGAGGTATAATGGCTACCGTTAAACATAGATTTCAAGCAGCGGATGCATTCTTCCCGGCGAGCAACTTTGCTCAATATAGTGCAGTGGCAGGTACAAATTTTCCAGTAGCTTCTTTGGCATTTGATGCAGCGACGGAAGAGGTTGTATACTTCCAAGTACCAACTATGGATTATGGTTCAGGAAACTTAACCATCAATTTAAAATGGTATGCTGATACAGCATCTTCTGGTGGTGTAACATTCGGTGTAAGTCTTGCCTGTATTACAGCAAACACTGATAGTACAGATATTGAAACCAAAGCATTTGGATCAGAGAATACTGCCAGCGATACACATTTAGGTACCACCGGACAAAGGCTTCATGAATTTAGTATAACACTTTCCAATTTGGATTCTATTGCAGCAAATGATTATGCCATCCTGAAACTGGCTCGAAAGGTATCTGATGGTGGTGACACAATGACTGGTGATTGCTTAATAGTGGAGGTCGGGGTTGAATACTCCGATACCTAATGTCAAGGTTCTTCAGTGGAAGTAATGATAGAGTTTATTGCGAGGATGTTGTAGGATTTCCCAGCAGTGATGCTCATTTAATTACTATGGCATGTTGGGTTAAACTTACAGATGATGTAAGTGCAGACATGAATGTTATGGGTTACTCACCGACAGATGGTGATTCTGAAGGATTTAATTTAGTTTTAAGAAGTACACCAAATCGTGCAGGACTTTTGTTACGTGATGGTGGTGGATCTTCACATGCTACATCAAGTGCAACATTGGTTACTGGTGTTTGGTATCATGCTTGTGTGGTAAATGCATCAATCACATCTCGATCTGCTTATGTAAATGGTGCAAATAAAATATCAAATACCTCTAATAAAACTGTGAATGGTGCAATTTCTCTATATTTCGGGACTTCTGGTGGAAATTCTCGTTATCTGAGTAATACTTATATTGCACAACCTGCGGTATGGGATACAGCTCTTTCTGATAATGAAATTTTGATGTTGGCTAAAGGATTATCTCCATTAAAAGTTAAACCAACATCCTTGTGTTTTTATGCACCATATTTTGGAAGAGATACTTCAGATATTGATATTATAAATGGTAATATTCTAACTATACTTAATAGTCCGGAATCATCAACTGATGAACCTCCTCTATCACACTTAAGAAAACGTAATTTCAGTTACAAAAAGACAGCTGCAGGTGAATCTTATACCAGCAGTAAATTTATGTTATTAGGAATCTGATATGATTAAAATCAAAAAAGATTTGGTTGAGGATATTTCATTGAAGATTGAAAATGAAACTATTAAACCAACAGACGATTTAATAATCCATGCTGCCTTTAAAGAAAAATGTGCAGCATTTTGGAATATTGTTCAGAGTGATAAGGGTGGTGATTTAATATATGCCACCAGTAGAATGGGTGATAAGTTTGAAGGAACCATTGCAGATTTCAATAGACTTCTAAGAGGTTGAAATGGCAATTATCAATGCTGCCCAAGCAGCTGTGAAGACTGTGGCAGATCCAAACGCTGCTTATGAATCGCTTGCAAAGATTTGGGAAAAGTGTAGAGCGATTTGCAATGGGGAGCGTTTTGCCAAAGACTACGATAATGGTATTGATTTAACTTTTCAGAATAATCTTTTAATCCCATTTTCACCTTCAATGACACCTGCTCAATACAATTTCTTTAAAGCAGAAGCAGAATTACCTGGAATTGTTGCACAATTTTCCAGAACTATTGTCAGTAGCTTATTGAGGAAATCACCAAGCTTTTCATTTAATGATCCAAATTTTCCCAAAGAAATTTATGATTGGATCATGAATGATTTTAGTAAGGATGGCTCTTCCTTAATTTCATTTTTGGATAATGCATTGTGGGAAGAAATTCAAACAAGTCGTGCATGGATACTTGTGGATTATCCTTATATTGCAGAAGAGTTATCAGATGAAGATAAATTAAGATATAAACCATATCCTGTTTTATATAAAGCTGAAAATGTTATAAACTGGACAATGGGTGAAAGTGAGAACGGCCAAACTATTCTTAAGAGACTCATCATCAGAGTTCGTGAAGAAGAATTTACGCAAAATAATGAATTTCATCCTGAAATTTTTGAGACAGTATATGTGCATGAGATTCATGAAGGATATTATCGTATTCGTAAGTTCAGGAAAGACGTTTTTGAATCCAATGTTCCCGTAATTGCCGGTCAAGAGCATGTGGATGTTCTATCTCAAAAGGGTTTATTATTTAAAGAAATTGAAACAAATGATAATATCTTATTTCATGGTGAAAGATTGACATTTATCCCTGCATGGCCTCTCAATGGTACAGTTGAAACTAAACTTCCAGTGTTATTACCTCTGATTGATAAAGAAGTAAGTTTATATAATAAGCTCAGTCGCAGAAACCATTTATTATATGGTGCATCAACATATACTCCGTATATTGTTGGTGATCTTTCCAGTGAAGATTTTGAATCTATAGTCTCCAGTGGATTGGGTTCATGGTTACATTTACCCAATGGTAGCGAAATCGGTGTATTGGAAACTCCGACAAGCGCCTTGGCAGATATGGATCGTGTGATTGTCACGACAATTGAAGAAATGGCAAAACTAGGTGTCAGAATGATGGCACCTGAGGTTATGCAACCTGGAATCGCATTGGAAATTCGAAACGCGGCACATGCGGCACAACTGGGATCATTAAACAGCAAAGTCAGCGCTACAATGAAGCAAGTAATTGCATTCATGATTGAATGGCGACTTGATCTCGAATTAAATTCTGATGATATTAAATTTTCATTATCATCTGATTTCAATCCAATGTATTCCGATGCAGGTTGGCTGAGATTGGTTACTGAATGGTATCAACAAGGTTTGGTTCCAAGGTCTATTTGGGTGGCAATATTGAAATCCAATGAAATGCTGCCATCTGATTATGATGATATCAAAGGTCGTGAAGAAATTACTGCAGACGTGGAGAATCAATTAGATAGTAGTAAAAATGATGAAGACGTGGTTGATATTTAACAACTGAAGGAAATTTAAATGGTTCAGAAAGGTCCGCCGAAAGGCACTGTCAATAATCCTCTCGGTAAAAACCAGTGGAATACGGCAGGTGGTAAAATTGGCAATGCTGCAGGAAAAGCTGCAGGTACAATCTCTGGTGCAGTTCGTGGTGCAAAAACAATGGTTCGTGGTCTGCCAGGAACCAAAGGTGGTGGTGCCTTGGGACGTGCACGACGTTCCAAGCTCAGTGGAGTACAGACTGCAAAACTTGTTACAGGTGCCGCAGTAAAAGGTGCACTTGGTGGTGCACGTATGGGTGCTAAGAAAACTACTTTAGCTAAAAAGTATGAAATGAAAGGTAAGCGTATTGGTACCAGTGTTGGAAATGCTGTTAATAAAACTAAAAATAAAATTAAGAATAACAAGCTTGTGTCTAAAGGTAGAGCAAAATTAGGAAATCTTCGTGATAAAGCAGTTACAAAGTATAGAGCGATCAAGACCAAGTATAAGCTATCCAAGGAGAATGCATATCGTAAGCGGGTGGGTGCCACTTCACCTGCTCGTAGATTTGCAAATAACAAAAGTGGTAGGTATACTACCAAACGTCCTTCCACATATGGTTCTGCAGGTGCCAAGATGATGGCCGGTGTAAATGCCGGTATTCCACGTTCTAATAAAAAGTCTTCAAGCCCATCTAGGAGATTTAGTAAGAACGCACGATATAGTGCATCTTCAGGTCCTTCAAAGCGTTTTAAGAATAAATCCAAAATTGCTTCATTACCTGAAGTCACTGTAGCTGCAAAGAGAAAGCGGCGTGTAATGATCACCGTATGAGGTAAACATGGCAATCAATGCCAATACACAAATCTATGATAAAACCTTAAATAGAGCAGCTATGATCCGTCTCTATGAGCATCGCATTAATGGTAAAATAGATTTGATTGTAGATGGTCATGCCATTCGTGTTGATAAGCTTATAAGGGATGCACATAAATCTCAGAAAGGGTTTGAAAAACTGAGAGAAGCAATTGATCAAGATATTAGAAGAACTTTCAATGAAACATTGAATGTTTCAAAAAGATCTCTTAATGATTTAGCCAAAGATCAATTATCTTTTACTCATAATGTATTATCAGAAACAATGGGTAAAATATGGACGGTGGAAAAGCCGTCCATGTCCATTGCAGAAGATATAGTACTAAAACGTCCTTTATATAAAGAAAAGATACTGGAACAAGGTTGGAATGGAATAGCAAATCTGGAAAGAAAAAGAATTGAAGCTGTGATTCGAAGAGGTATAGCTGAGAATTTCACTGTAGATGATATAGCCGATGAAGTTCGTAAGGCAAGTTCTTTTAAAATTACCAAATTTCATTCAAGAGCTTTGGTAGTAACTGCAATTACACATGTCAAAAGCGCTGTTGACCATGAAATATTTAAAGCCAATAAGAAAGCAATTATTGGATGGCAATATGTTGCTGTATTGGATTCGCGGACGACACCGCTTTGTGCTCACAGAGATGGAACAATTTATCCACCGGAAGATACAGTCCATTTACCACCTGCTCATTACTATTGTAGATCGACCACAATTCCTGTATTTAAATCATGGGATGATTTATCAAAATTAGAAAATGTTGCACAAGTTCGTAAAAGAAATCTTGCGGGATTGACTAAGAAACAAATAGCTTACTATGATGGCCAAACACCTATGCATGAGTCATATAATGAATGGTTAATGCGACAATCAAAGGATGTTCAACTCAAGCATCTTGGAGATTATCAAAAATTAGATTTATTTAGAAAAGGCCAAATTCATTTGAATAAGTTTACCAACGAAGAAGGTAGATCAGTTGGTATTTCAGATCTTCGTAAAATGAGTGATTCTAGTTATGTTATTCCTGGAGATACAGCCAGATTTGCTCTTGCAAGAGAAAAATTGGATGCAATGCATTTAGGTGCGATAACACCAGATGATTTTATCAATGATCCAAAACTTCGTAAAACACTATTGGATTATTATCAATTACAATCTACAGAGTTGGATGGTACACTCTCTCTAACTAATTATCGTGGAACATTGATTGGTGTTAAGAAGGCTGTAAAGAATAGAGTATTAATATCACCACCTAATGAAAAACAATTATTATATAATCCAATTACACGTAGGTATGATGATGTCAGATTATATCAGCCCAATCCATCTGTATTAGCCAATAATATACGACTTATAAAAGAAAGTGATAAATTACTTGCGAAAGATAAAGAATTCATTGAAACATTCATAACTGATTTAGACGGAAGAATGGGAATTAATGAAAGAGCAGTTGTAGCTGATAATCTTCGAATTATATTTGGAAGACAACGTGAGAATAAAGAATTTTGGGGAAATTTTAAAGCGGTTTCTCAAGCACAAATAAAATTTGATGTAATGAATGTCTCTGATACAATTGAAACACAAATTCGTAAAAATTCAGATATTCTCAAAAAATTGACTCAAGAAAATTTTATTGATCCAGTATTAGGTCCTGTTCAGCTTAATGAATTACATGATTCTTTCATTGCTAATATTATTGCAAGAAATAAATGGGAAGATAGAGTAGCACCAAAGATTGCACGAGAATTACGAAATGTATTTGATTATAAAATTCCACCCATAATTCGTACCAGATTATCCGAAAGTGATTTACAGCAATTTTATTTAAAATTTGCTCACAGGCTATCACTATCAGATATGCCAGATAGAGATGATGTTGCGGTTGCATTGGGTCGGGACCTTTATAATTTGGCCAATCTGAATGGTAATAGAAATAAATGGTATAAGTTAGGCATGTCTATATTGGATGCAAGAAATGTTAAAAAGTTTTTTGAAATTGAAACTTATGGTGTTCAAAAGCGTAGAATGAAGAGTCGCATGAGTGGTCAATATTTTGGTCCAAAGTACGATGTGGCTTCTTATAATTTAAGGCTTACAGATAAGCGTATTGTTGAATATTCCAAATTAAATCGTAAAATAGATATTGGACTTCGTATTCCATTTCATAATAAAACAAATAAATTGGTGATAAGAGAAGGTTATAAAACGTATTGGATAGATAGAGGTGTACTTGGTTATACTGATACTCGTATTCCCATAACGTCCACGTCAAGTTTCAGTGATTTTCCAGAAGAATTCATTGATAAAGACTTTGTGGATGCATTAAATTGGGCATCTAATTCTAAGTTTAAAATTGATAAGGATTATCATGATTTTATCAATAAATTATTATATTTCGAAGATGATAAAGGCAAAGCAAAACATTATAATGAATTGAATGAATATCGTAAATATATTGCGTCTCGTGGTGATTCTTATGAAAGGTTTAAAGCAATGGAATGGTTGAGAAAGAATGATTTGGAATTTTCAAATAATCAATTCATCGATCATCGTGCTCGAATTTATGAACGTGGATTTATTGGACCACAAGCAGGCGAAACATTCAGACCATTTCTAAATACAGCTGTTGAAAAGAATTTTAGTGAATTGGATTTTAGAAATTTCCAAGATCAAATTGGATCTTTTCTGGGTGGTTTGGATGATAAATTTGAAGGAAAATATAATTCATTATCATTCACGGGCAGACAGAAAATTGCGGAGAAATGGCGACCAGATCTTGTAATGATTGGTAATCAAATGCTTCGTGGTAAGCCAAATGATATTAGAAAGATACTTGATAATAAAATTGTACAATCTGTTGATGGTGAAGAACTTGGAAAATTTTTCAGATTGGCAATTGAATCTGCAAAGATTGATAATCATTTGAAAAGTAATTACAGTTTGAAAAGTTTAAAGACTTTATCCAATTATAAAACAGCTCTTGCGATGGAACAAGATGCTTCATCATCTGGTGCTCAAATTATTGCCTTAACCACCAAGAATAAAAAGTTAGCTGAGCTTAGTAATGTGGTTCCAACATCATATAAAAAGCGTTTGTATGATGAAATTGCGGCGGCAACTTACAATGATCCTCGTTTTAAAAAGATAAATGAAAAATTAGGATTAACCGAAAAAGATTTGCGTAAAGCTGCTAAGGCACAAAATATGGTAACATTCTATGGTGCCGGTGAAAGAACTGGCGCATTGAATGTTGAAGGTAAATTATCAAAAGTACTTGAGAAAGATGTTAATACACTTGTTGTGAAGGCTGCAGAGCGTGAGCAAGTATTGAGTGAAATTTCAGCCAGAATGGCCAGATATGAAAAATGGGATCCTGATACTTATGAAGAATTAAAAGAACTTCGTGATAATGTAAAGGATATTTTCAATAAGGGTACCGATCCCGGTGACGATATATTGGAACAATTACATTTTCTGGATTCTAAGACATATGATTTAGTGGAAAAGATGTCTAATTCATATGATAAAGTCGTCACACCAACTGATTTTAAAAATATAGCTATGATCATGAGTGAACATTTGGCAGATCAAACACCAATCCTAAAGAGCTTTACTAAATTTTATGGTAGATTAGCTGAAGACTTTTTGGAAAATGCAAAACCTTCAAAAAGTAATTTTGATTGGAAGTCAATTGCCAAAGCACAAATTTTAGGTGAGAAGAAAACAGGTTACAGATTACCAAGAAGAATAAGTGAGATTCTTGGTATAGATGCAAATGAAGCACTTTCTGAGAAAGCTCTAAAACGCTTTGGGTTTTGGAAACCAGATGGCACACTAAGTGAAATTATTTATGGTGTAAAAGCGCCAGATACCAGAAGAACAGGTGCTAAATACTTTAAGGTTGAAATTGCACAAGTGGCTAATTTATTTGAAATTGAAATTTTCACTGCAAATAAATTACCAAAGAGTTGGACTAATGTACCTTGGGTTAATTTTGACGGTAAGATACTTGAACAAAATTTTACTCAAAATTTTGAAGAGCGCTTATTATATAAAGATCAATTTGGAAATTGGCAAACCAATATTTTGAAGGTACCTCAAAAGACGGAAGCCACTTGGTGGGAACAGGTAATTAATAAAGATGGCAAAATAAATGATATTGCTGATTTGACAAAAGCACGAACTGCTTATGCAGTTAATGGTAACCATTCAAATGATGCTACTCTTGTGAAGAATTTTCATTTATGGGGAAAATCTGAAAAAGTGGATACTGCCACTATTCATGATGCTTTCTTTACGAATATTACAGACATGATTAAGAGTAGACAAGCACTTCGTGAGAATTACGCAAAGGCACTTGATCGTAATATTACCAAAGCCATCCTGGATGAAATGCGTGCAAGAGGGTTACCGAGGGCATTGTATAATCAATATTTAAATGAAGCTATCGAACTCGGAATTATACCTGTTCCAGGAAAATCAAAAATTGGTGGAAAAATCTTAACTGAAAAAGATATTCTTAAAAAAGAAGATATTCTAAAAGATATAACTATTAATTATAAAAATGACTTTGGATGGTATGGTGTAAATTGATCGGAGATCTTGTTAGATTAACCCAGGTAGGATGTTTACAAATTTTATTATATTTTAACAAATAAAGATTGTATCTTTATTTAATTTTGAGTTGTACTCAAAAGGTGTATAAGATGACTGATGAAAATAATGACGGTAAAAAAGATGATGAAGGCAGTAATGATAATAAGGAAGAGAAGAATCTTCCTGATATAGAAGAACTCATTAAAAAGGGTGTCGAGGAATCTTTAAAACCAATTAAAGAAAAACTAGACAAAGCTTATGGTGAGCGTGATACTGCCTTAAAGAAAATTGCCGAGCATGAGAAACGTGAAAGAGAGCTTGAATTAGCTAGGTTGCGTGAAGAAGGAAAGCATAAAGAAGCTTATGAGCTTCAAATTGCGGAAGAGCGTGCTAAGCGTGAAGTTCTGGAAAAACAGAATCTGGAACTGACACGAGATAATGAATTACGCATTGCATTGTCAGGTCTTAATTTTAGAAATGAAAAGGCATTGGAATTGGCCTTTCAGGAAATTGTCGGACAACTCGTCAGAGACGAGAATAATGCATGGGTACATCGTAGTGGGCTCTCTGTGAGAGACTTTGTCAGAACACTTGAAAAGTCAGAAGATCATGCTTTCTTATTTAAGTCTAAACAAAATTCAGGTTCTGGTACAGGTGGTCCAGGTGGTCCAGGATCCAGTGGATCTGGTGGTACTTCCAAAAAGTCAGGCTCAGTGTTCGATTTGTCACAAGATGAAGTGTTAAAACGAGCATCTGAGGGAACATTAAGAAAACGCAAATAGGATAAAGAATGACTGCTACAGTAAGTTTAGCTGGCGCCACTGCATTTGCTCTACAGGAAGCAATTGGTGCCTATACTGACGAAGCTTATACTAATGCAAAGAAGCTGTCAGGCACTGGTATTGTTGGTGATAATCCTCAGATCGATGTAAAGACTGAAACATTTGTTGGTCAAATGCGTTGGTTTAAGCCCTTAAATCCAACCATTAACGTTGCATCTCTTACGGATGCTGCAGATGGTTCAAAGACATCTTACACATCAGATTTCCTGTCATACATCAAGTCTGTCCGTACACACGGCGCAGATAAGGTGAATATGCAGGAAGTGGTAACTCAGCAGGATGGTCTTTCAAAGATTGGTCGTGATTTTGCTGAGACTCGTGCACAGGATGAGCACAATGCAATCCTTTCAATTCTGAAGGGTGTTGCCATCACTGAAGCGCTCAATGGTGCTTCGTATGGCTCGGGTGCAAATGGTCTTGGTGGTCAGACCTTCGATAATGATCCTACAGACAAGAAATATGGATTCTATGTAGATCTCGGTGCTGCTCTGCCTGTCATTGCCGCGAGTTCAACTGCACAGGGTGCTGCTCGTGCTGAAGGCTTCTTACAGGCAATTGGCATGGCTTGGAAGGATTATGAGCCAGAATATGCATATCTGGTAACTTCACCTTCTCTGATGGCTTCTTTCCGTTCAGCCAACCTGGTTGATCAAACCAAGGTAACTGATGGCAATATTGAATTTTCTACTATCTTCAATGGTAAGTTTCGTTTAATTCCAACTCGTGCAACTCAGAGCCTTTCTGCAACTGAACTGGATCGCATCAATGATGGTCCTGGTGTAAACATTGTTGGTACTAAATGTAGTTTTATTGTACTGCCAGGTGCTCTTGCAATGAAAGCACTTGCAGTGCCCGACGATGTAGAAATTACCCGTGATGGTAATAAGTATAAGGGTGGCGGTGTGACAACCATCTGGAATCGTTGGGGTTATGTGTTACATCCAGCTGGCTATGATTGGGCTGGTGCAAAGACTGCATTTCCTTCTGATGCTGATTATATGTCAGTCCTTGAATCTGCAACTCAGAAAGCGCTCGCTTCTGTTACAGATACCACTGGTTCAGCGAATTCTGTTGGTGTATGGAATCGTAAGTTTACATCTGCACTGTCTCTTGGCATTTTACCGATTTTCCATTCGTAATAAAAGAGGGAACACTTATGGCACTTACCAAAGGTATAAATTCATATGTTGATTTGGAAGAAGCTAATGCTTATTTCACAGATAGAGTTGATGTAAGTGCGTGGACTGATGCCAGTAATACATTGAAAGAGCAAGCATTAGTTACAGCTAGTCTATATCTAAATAATTTTGATTGGGCTGGTATTGCCATAAGTGAGTCCCAAACTCTTGCATTTCCAAGAAATATAACTTATTATGAACCGATTCTTGGAATTGACAAAACTCTTTCAGAGATTCCTACCAGAATCATTAATGCTACATATGAGTTGGCATATCATTTTTTAAATAATGATGGTATATTTGATGAATCAGCAAAGTTGGAATCAATATCAGTTGCCAATATAAGTTTAACTTTCAAATCAATGCCTGATAAGTTTCCCAATTTTATAAAGCAATCAATTAATCCTTTATTAAAATCAGGTGGAAGTAAGATGTGGTGGAGATCAAATTAATGAGTTACAAATCACTCATAAGGAGATCAGTTCGAACTGCATTTAAGTCTATTGGGGATTTGGTAACTCCAGTTATTCTTTACAGGAAGGTTTCAACTTCCTTCAATTTTGATACTGGAGTTGCCAAAGAAACAGAAGTTACAGTATCTACCAAAGGTATTGTAATAGCTTCTGATAAGACAAGCCCACTTGGAAAAACCATTCATAAATCATTGCTGCTAATGACTGAGGATGTTTCTGATATATTGGCATTTGATAGAGTATTTATAAATAATGAAATTTGGAATATTGGCTCACTAATTGACTTTGATGATTATATTTATACTGTAGATATTTATAAGGATTAAATATGGGAAAATATAGTAACATCGACGATTTGATTTTTTCCATATTTGCCAGCTCAATTTGGAAGGCTGAGAAGATTCAGACATTTCCTTCCAATTTTGTTAAAACAAAATCTTTGGAAGAGTATATAAGAGTTTCAATCATTTCAAGTGGCTCAGGTGTAAATTTAAAATCTATATCTGGTGAACTGATAATTGATATTTTCAGTAAAGCAGGTACAGGCCCGAAGAAATCATCAGAAATAGCAGATAAGTTGGATAATTATTTATTTGGCAAAACAATTACATTATCAAACGGTATTTCGGTTCAGCTGTTTAACAGCGCAATTCAAGACCGTGGTCAAGATCCAGATAATCCAACTCTGAACCGCGTTATTTATTCAATTCCGTTCAGTTACTCAGAGGTTATGTAATGACACACATTAGTTCGATCGGTGCTGGTATGTATACCGATCTTTCAATGTCTCGTGAGACATATAGTGGTACCTTACCTGCAGATGAAACTGCTTGGAAGGCTTTATTTACTGCAGAATTGGCCAATGGTGCTGTTGTTACAGTCACTGCTGGAGAGTACACACGAATTAAAAATGTTCGTGAGTTTCCCGCGATTGGCACACCACCGAATATTGTGAACGTTCCTGTATATGGTTCCAGCACATCACAGCAGATTCAGGGTCAGGCAGATGCACCTTCAATGGAAATCAGTTTGAACTATGTTGCATCTGATTGGCAGGATGCAGCAAATTATCTGGGATCTATGGTTGGCGATGGTCTGCAACGTCCTTTCCGGTTTACCATTCTGAACTCTGCACCTACAGGTTATGATTCAGATGCAGGTGGGCTGGGTACTGTTGAAAATTCACAGTATTTCTTCATTGGTAAGCTTGAAGCTCTGCAGGTTACACCAAGCCTGACGGATGCAAATACCGCAACTCTAACCATCTCAATTCAGTCAGAATTCTTTGGTGCGTATACTAACGCAGCATCATAATTGAGCAATAGGCAAATCCTTCAGCAAGATTTTTAATAGTGTGTTGCATATGACACTACCTATTATTGTTATCAATAAGGAATATTAGATGGATGAATATCAAAAGCCTTTCAGTATGGGCTATGTGTTACGAACAACTGCTAAAAATATGAGAAAAAGTATTGATATCAGTATTCGTAAGACATATGAAAGATTGCCGGAATTTATTAATGATGAATCTAGGTCTAAAGAATTATTTATGACACTAGGTTATTTACATGATATGCGTAAGATTCTTGATGTATATCAAGAACAAAATTCAGAAAAATTTAAAGGTCGTTGAAAATGGCTGATAAAATTGATTTTAAGTCGTTAGTTGGTAAAAAGCTCACTAAGTCTATTACTTTTATGGGACAGAAAGTTGATATTAAAAAGCTTTCGGTTGCCGAAGTAATGGAGATTCAAGCTAAGGCAAAGGATGCAGAGAAAGACGAAAAAGAGAATTTCAATATCTTAAAGCTTGTAATTCGTTCTGCGGTTGAAGGAACAGAAGATGTTGAAGACTCCGATTTTGATAAATTTCCATTGGATGAACTTACCAATTTAGCCAATGAGATTATGAAGTATTCTGGTATTCGTGGAGATGACGCGGGAAAATAATTCTCTCAGATGAAGAGCTTAATTTATATGAAATTGCTTTTCATCTGAGAATTCCATTATATCAATTATATAATGAAATGACTTATGATGAACTTAATGGTTGGATTGCATATTTTAATCAAAGACCTCCAAATTGGCAAATAGATCTTTGTACATTTAAGTTATTACAAACGCAAGGTGTTAAAGGAAAACCATGGGATCATTTTCCTTCCTTAAAACCAATTTTCAATCCTGAAACAGTTGATAGTGAAAGAATAAGGGTTTCATTAAAACGTTCAATGATTTTTCAAAAAATATTGGCTGCAAAAGGTGGAGATCAATTGGAGGTTTTAAAAGAATTATGATTAAGTTAAAATTATTAAATGTTGATAGTGAATTTCAAAATTTAAATAAAAAAGCTAAATCAGAAATTAGATCTAAAAATTTAGTATTAGCTGGTATTTTGAAAACAGAATTAGTAAATGCCACTCCAATTGATACAGGACTTGCAAGAAAATCTTGGAGTATTACACCAAATTTATTTGGTGCAGCTAATATTGAAAATAATGTAGAATATATTAATAAACTTAATGAAGGCTCCTCCAAACAAGCTCCTGCGCACTTTGTGGAGCGTATTGCATTAAAGTATGGAAGGCCATTAGGCGTAATTGTTGATGTAAAGTGATTAATATACCCAGGGTTCAATATGAGCCCTGGGTATAAAATTGAAGGAAGCATAAATGGCAATAGTGTTAAAAACTATTTCCGATTCTGCCTCTGCTCAAAAAGACTTGGGTAAATTGAGAGAATCGGTAAATAAGATACAAGTAGAGACTGAAAAAGCAACTAAAAGTTTTTCAACATTATCTAAGACATTAGTAGCTGGATTTGCTGCAATAAGTGGTTTTAAAACATTCTTTAGCCTTTCTGATGAAATTACCAATATGGAAAATAAATTAAAATCTGTGACAGATACTCAAGAAGAGTTCTCAAATGCATTGTATGAAACACGAAAAATTGCAATTCAAACAAGAACGGATTTATCAGCCACTGCAAACTTATATTCAAAATTGGCTTTGGCTTCCAAATCCTTCGGATTGAATCAAGCTGACGTTGGAAAGGTAACTAAATTTGTTAATGAAGCAATTATTCGTTCAGGTGCAAGTGCTGCAGAGACGCGTTCAACAATTTTACAGTTAGGTCAAGCAATCGGTTCCGGTGTCTTACAAGGTGAGGAACTAAGAGCTCTTAGAGAAAACTCAATTATCTTGGTAAAAGAGTTAGCTGCAGGTATGGGTGTGCCTATTGCAGCTTTAAAGAAAATGGGTGAAGAGGGTCTGCTTACAACTGATGTAATTGTGAAGGCACTTGTAAAACGTGCAGCAGTTGCAGGTGATGCTTTTAGTAAATTGAGTGTAACATACGAACAAGCTTTCACAAATCTTCGTACCTCATTTGTAGTTACATTTTCGTCTATTAAGAAAATTATCTTTAATACAAGTTCGTCGTTTGCTGATATAATCAATAACATTGCTGAGAAAATATTTGAATTTGCCATTAATTTAGAATTTATTGTATTACGATTACGAATTAGAATGGCTTATTTTGTATTTTATCTTAATAATATATTTAATTCATTTTTCAAATCTTTGGAAGATCGTTTTGGTTCTATGACACAAGTTGTGGAAAAGATTAGAAATGTATTTAGTGACATATTTCAAAGTATCCAGTCTTCCATTATTCTTGCATTCGGTATTATATATGAATTAATTTTCAAGGGTATTGATAAGATACGTACTACATCATTTGTGGACTTATTTAAAGGTATTGCAACAAAAATTCAAACATTATTTCAAGATGTTTTTAATAAAATTAAAACTTATTTTACTAAGCAAAGCTTGGATGAAATTTTTGCTGACTTTATAAACATTTTTGACAGGTTTAAGGAAAAGGCTGTTGCAGTATCAGAGTTTATTAAGAAATTATTTACTGACTTATTTAATGGTAAATTTGATATTAATAATTTTATACCAGGTCTAAAAACAGCTATATCGACAGTCAAGAGTTGGGCTATAACTGTTGAATCTTGGTTTATGTGGTTATACGATAGAGTTATTGGAAACTCATGGATACCTGATCTTGTAACTGGTGTAAAAGATTGGCTGGAAAAATTAAAAGGTACTCCTTTAAAATCCATTAAAGGTTTTGCAGATAAGTCATCAAATTTATTTAAAGGTATAAAAATAGCATCTCCTTTTATTAGTGGATTGCTTTCTTTAAAATTATTTCATGGTAAATTAGGAACATTATTAGTGGCAATTGGTGGTCTTGTTTCCGTCTTTCTGTTATTAAATCAATTGTCTAAAACTTTTCATGAAAATGTCAACAAAGTAAGTGATAAGAAAGATGCATTTCTTTCAAAAGATTACTTTAAAAATGTTAAAGCAAAATTTGAAAATTTAAAAGAGTCCTTTAAAGATAATGCATTAGTACATATTTATAAGCAATTAATGGGTCAACAGGATAAAAATCCTGGAACGTTATTTGGACAACAAATAGATGTTAACTCTAAAGTTGGGCTGGGTAGACATCGTAACAAAGATGACAGACCATTTTTATCTGATGCGATTGCAATAATTCCTGAAAAATTACGAATTCCAATTCTTACAGTTGTTACTGGTGCAATTACTTTAGCATTAATTAAGGCTTTCGGTGGTGCACGCCAATTTATAATTAGTATGATGACTACTGTTCTTGGTGTTGCGATTGCATTGAATGTCAGCGAAGAAGAAATTTCGAGGGTTGTTGGCAACGTTGTTTCAAGATCTTTACGACTTATAGCTGATGGTCTACAAGCTATTTTGAGAAAAGAAAATGTATTATTTGATCCTGCAGAATTTCTATTGTTGATTGTAAAATTATCATTTCTATTTAAGGCAGGTCGTGAATTCTTTTTAGGATTGGGTAAAAATATTATCACATCACCAACAAGAGGTGCAGGTCTTGTAGTTCAACAATTAAAATTAAATCAATTAGTAAGAGATCGTATTAAGTTAGAAGGTAAACTCGCAAGTTTAAATTCTGGAAATTCTTATAAAAACCGTCTTGAACAAAGTACGAGTGCATACAAGAGAGCTTTTAAAGACCTTTCTAATTTACCTTTTGTTAAAGGCGGTCCAAATATCGGAGTTCGTGGTGTTCAAAATGCGTTGAATTATCCGAATCAACCTAATCAATTTAATAACCCTGCAGCTAATTCTGCATTACAAGCATTATTACTTGCTTCCAAGACAAGAGATTCCTCTGCCAAAGACTTTAAAGAATTTAGTAGGAAACAACAGGAAATAACTGAAAAATTAACACAAGCGCAGGGTCAAGAGAAAAACCTGAGAGGAACTTTAGTTGATTTAAGAAGTCAAGCATCTCAAGGTTTTACAAATATCTTTGGTGGAGCAGGTGGTGTCCTTGGTGGCGTTGGCGGTTTTCAGATTGGATCTGAAATTGCGAAAGGATTTGAAGATAGACCTTGGGCACAGATTGGTATTACCATAGGTGCTGGCTTCATTGGTCAAGCATTAGGTGCCGGTGTAGGAAACTTAATTGCAATATTACTACAGGCGGCTCTTGCAAAAGCATGGTTATATGCAGTAATAAAACCATTCGGAAAATTTTTATTTTATATTGCAAATGCTGCATTGATAAAACCATTAGTAACGAAAATGATTGCGGCTGGTTGGGTCACTGGTGTTAGGGCCGGTGCTGGAATGATTCTTGCTGCAGCGATTGTAGGTGCCATTATTGGTGCGGTAATTGTGGCTGCAATTAAAACCTATTTCTCAGAACCAATTAAAGCTGGTATTGATTGGGTTTTTGGAAATGAAAAAACTGGTGAAAAGAATGCATGGGAAAAGGTAAAGGGTTGGGACCCTTGGAAAGCTGATGGTGGCTTATTGACTGGTGCTGGTACTGGAAGATCTGATAGTATCCCTATAATGGCTTCCAATGGTGAATATATTGTAAACGCAAAATCAACAAAGAAATATCGTGGATTACTTGAAGCAATTAATAATAATAAAATTCCTGGATTTTCAGAAGGTGGTTTTATTCAAACATTACCCGAAGTAATTGTAAAAGGTTCTGTAGTAGGTGCTAAAGAAAATCAAAAGAATATTAATGTTGCCAATGTCATAAAAAATATAGTAATTCTTCCTGAGATTACTGTGACAGCACCTAAAGATTTAACACCAATGCTTCCTGAAATTAAAGTAACTGCACCTAAAGACTTAATAAAATCACTACCTGAAGTTACTGTCACAACTAAAAAATCTGATAAAAATGAGCGTGCAGGATTTGTTGATAATTTTAAATCAGTTTTAAAAGATATGTTTGGTGGGCTTACTTCAGGTATCAAATCAATTTTCGGAGATATTTTTCCAGACTTCTTTAGCAAGAATGATGAAAGTATAAAAGCTATACTCTCCAGTGTCAAGACCATTCCTGAAGCAACTAAAATAATTGCGACCAATTTAGAAAAGTTTGGTATTAAAGGAATAACATCAGTTCAATTGGAAAATTTTGATTATAGTACATTAGAACAAATTGCAAGCACAATCGATGAACTTCGTGCATTACAACCAAAAGTTGGTGAAAGTGCGGCAAATCAATTAAAGTTCAAAGGTTATGTAAGTGATCTGCGTGAGCTTGTCAAGAATCGCTTGATATCTTCTACGGGAAGTCTTGCAGCAGGTGATGTTGTTGCTGGGGAAGATATTAAATCTTTTAAAGTTAAAGATGCGTTTGAAGCTATAAGTAAAGTATTGCCAGATCTAAACTTATCACTGGAAAACTTTAAAAAGTTAAGTGATGAAACACGAAATGAATTATCTGAGAGTGCCAAAGGACTTTCTGTATTAACTGAAAATCTTGATAATACAGATTTGCCTGCGAAAGATTTATCACAGAGATTTAAAGAATTAGAAGATCAAACTAATAAGCTCAGTATTGAATTCAGAGATAAGTTAAGAGCAACTTTAACAGAGTTTGAACTTAACAGTCGTAAATTTGAAAAATTAGGACTTAATATAAATAGAGAAGCTTTTAATTTTATAAGACTAAATTCTAAAGCTGAGTTCGACAAATTAATAAATGATTTGGAAGCTGCAATGAAGGTTATTTTAACTGCAGATTCCTCAGTTTCAGCGTCTGCAATTGCAATTGCAGAACAACAAGCTTATAAAATTAGAAATAAGATTGAGGTATTACAACGTAGTGTTTTAACAGAGATTGGCGACAGCTTTGAAAAGTTAGCATCTAGTTTAGAATTATTTAATATTAATTTAGATAAGCATACTTATTACTTATTAAAGGATTTAGATAGAAAGACGCTGGAAGCATATTCTAAAGCTTTATTAGAAAATTCAAATAAATTAGAAAGTGACAAAACAACACCAGAACAAAAACGTGAGTTGGTTAAAGCTCAAGAAGCACTTGGAAGATCAGCCAATAAAATAATTGAAAGAAATTCTTTAAGTTATAAATCAATCGCCACTCAGGCTGGTGAATCCTTTGCAAATTCTATTACAAGCAGTATGTCTGAAGGTTTAAAGAGTGTTTTAAAAGGTCAAAAGAGTTTGAAAGGAATGTTTAACTCAATTCTTTCAGACATTACCAGTAACATAATCGATATTTTTGTTGAAGGTTTGATGGATCCTTTAGTAAATTCAAGAGAGGGCGAAGAAGGAATTCTTTTCAAATTATTCAGGGATCTTGGTAGCAGTATTTTTGATGTAACACCTAAAACAAGTGGCATTTCATTTGGTACAAATACTTCCAGTTTTGGTGGCCAAGTCACGACTCCACAGATTGGTACTAGTGTTTTAAGTACAATGGGTGGAGAAAATCCTTTATTAACTGTTACTGAAGACCAAACAAATGCTTTGGTAAGTTCTCTTGTTTCCGTACAGGGCTCCATCACAGCAGGCAATGACAATGTCTCAGGCTTTTGGGGTAGACTATTTGGATTTGTGGGTACTATCATTTCAGCATTGACAGCATTAGTTGCTGCAATGGCAACAAAGGCTGCATCAGGCATTGGTAAAGGTCTTTTAAAGATTGGTGCAATGTTTGCAGGTGGTGCAGCCACAGGTGGTTTAATTCAAGGTCTTGGATCTGGTAAGTCTGACAGTAACTTAGTACGTGTTTCCACGGGTGAATTTATTGTAAATGCAAAATCAACTAAAGAAAATCTCAGGCTGCTTACTGCATTAAATACAGGAAAATTGAAGAAATTCGCCACAGGCGGTTTAGTGGCATCTTCCATGTTGGCCACACCATCTATGGCAGACATATCTTCTCCTTCCGCTAAAAATTCTAATTCACAAATAGTGAATATAAATATTACTGGCGACATTTCAAGACAGACCAAGTCAGAAATATATAGAATGCTTCCATCAATAACTGATGGTGTAAATATGAACAATAGAGAAAGAGGTTACAAAGGCTAATATGTACGGTATCTATTCGGGCGGTTCGTTGTTGGCAAAGTTTGCTGCGCCAATGACTGTCAGGAGCAATCATCCTGTATACGCTTCGGATACCCTTTCACTTGGTCGTAAGATTACTCGTAGAGCGGTACAGAGATGGGAAATTGAATCCAATCTTGTACCGCTATCTACGGATGCCAACGGCTTATTTGTGGAATTAACCACGAAAGGATATTCAGAGGCAGTTACTGTAAGAGTTCCTCAAAATTACGGTGTAATAGTTAATAGAACAGCTGAAACTGCAGTTGCATCGGGCACTGCAGGTAATGCAACGATATCTGTTACTGTTACAGGCTTAATTCCAAAAGGTACTTTCATTAAATCCGCGAGTCATAGTAAAATCTATATGACAACTGCTGACAGAAATGGCAGTGGAGCTGTTGTTGTGTATCCCACACCAATTGCTGCTTTCAGTGGGAGTCTCTACATACATGATGATGTGGATATGACTTGTCTTTTTGATTTGGATACAATTATAGGTATGTCTTATACTGATGGTATTTTAATGGATATGGGTACTATAAAATTATTGGAGTGGCTACCATGATAGACTTATCATCTAATGTATCCACAATTTTAGCCAATAAAGATTTTATGTGTTTTTATACGTTACGTATCTATGATTCTTCCGGAAATGTTCAATTGTCAACCACAATTAATAGAGACATCACATTATCAGATGGTTATACATATTCAGCAGACAATAAAATTAAAAGTTTAGATTCCATGAAAATTAGCACTACTGTAGATCGTGAAAGTTTTAAAATTGTTTTGGCAGATCCTGATTTTTCATATGGTACTCTGGCTGAGAATGGCTTGGTTGGGAAGTCAGCAGTTGTTCGTCTTTGTTTCTATCGAATTTCTGATGAGACAATATTGACAGATATTGCAGATACGATAATTTCATACGCAGGACGAATTGATGAAGTAGCTTTTCAGGTAGATACTGCAGAGCATGGTGAATCCTTACTGCAATTAATGTGTGCAAGCCCCTTGGCTGATTTAGATCATAAGAAAGGTCTCTTTTTAAGTAAAGAGTTTATTCGCAGTCGGCATTCAGATGATTCATGCTGTGATCTGATATATGCAGGCTCTGGATCCCTGTCAATCAAGTGGGGTAGACTCTAATGGCAATACAAGCCGTCATCGCGGTCGTTGCATTGGTAATAACAGTAGTATCTACCTTATACCAAATTCGACAAGCCAAAAAACAAAAAGACAAAGCAAGGGCAGCTGCCGAAGCCAGAAAAGGTTATGAAATTCCTGTAGAAGCTGAAGCCATACATTTACCAAAAGTATATGGAAGAGCTAAAATCGGTGGAGCACGGGTGTATCATAACTCTTTAAGTGATTTTAATTATGTAGCACCCAATGCAGATAAAACGTTTTTAACAGGTTTAACAGCAGGTGATAGAACTAGAACAATTGATTATACATATGCATTTAGAGGAATTGTAGTTTCTCCAGGCTATTCTGCAACCACTTTAACGTATTCAATGACTGGCAAAAAGAATGCTTTTCTTTATTTTCAACAGGCGCTTTGTCAGGGTCCAATTCATGCCGCATATGATGTAATTTTAGATCAATCTAGAAATCTTGATGATCCATCTCTTGGAACAGATCTTTATAAAAAAGAATCCAATGAAATTGAAGCCGCAATGCGTATCGATGTAAATTATAATGGTAGTGAAGCTGACAGTATTTTTTCTGTAAACTTTGCTGACAGATCTCGAGCATTCTTTCATGATATTTGTTATGCAAGTGTCACTACACGTCTTGACAGAGAAAATCCCCAATTTAGTGGAATTCCTGAAGTTCAAGTACTTGTTGAAGGATGTACTGTAAAAACTGTATCTGCAGGTGTATTGAGTGGCTCCCGAACATATTCCAATTCACCTCCACTGGTCTTACTCGATTATTTAATGGATTCCATAACGGGTAAAGGTTTATCAGAAAATGAAGTTCATTTAGCTTCATTTGAAGCTGCCAATACCACTGCATCTACCGTTGTAATGAATGATGTTGTTGTTGCAGGAAATATTTGGAGACCAATAGATGGTTCACGAAATGTAACCACACGTGATATTCCATTATATGAATGCAATTTAATTATTGATCCTAAGAAAACTATCAGAGAAAATATTGAAGCAATTCTTGCAACAATGGGTGATGCACGTTTGATATGGTCTCAGGGTAAATATAAATTAAGCATGCAGTATCCTACAAGCAACGGTGCAATTGTGTTATCTGGTCCCACAATTACTGATGATGATTTGGATTTAAATCAGCAAGTGGAAATCGCGTGGCCTACAGCTTCTGACAGATTGAACTTCTGCACAGTACGATATAATAATGAATCTGAGAATTTTAAAGAAGACTCCGTAAGTTGGCCTCCAAAATTAGATCCATCTACCGCCATGACTGATACTTATTATACTGGTTTGAGTGGTTATCGTTATCCTTTGGCAAGCTCTGCAAAAGGATGGGATGATGCGAAAGTTGGTGGAAGACTTCTAAATAACTACGGTGTTTGGCAGGGAAATAGTTTCAGTACCACTCTGGATTTTTACTTCATTGTAGAAAAAGAAAGATCTGGTACATGTAATTTGGAATATACTGCTGATGACTCAATGTCGTTTACTCTTTATGAAATAACAAGCTTAAGTCCATATACTGAATCCACCGTGACATCCGGTAGTGCAAGTAATTGGAAGATAGTGAATACTGCTGTATTGACTGGATTTGGTAGCATATCTGTAGATAAGATTTATAGATTGCATGTGACTGCCACTGATACTTCTGATGAAACTGATAAAGATGCTGGTAGCAAGACTAAGAGTCGTGGTGTTGCGGCAAGGATTGTTAAGGGCACCACTATCATTTGGTCAACAAGAGAACCTACTTACCAAACATTTGTAGAAAGGTCTGTTTCAAATTCTGTCTATAGAACATATTTTGCTGAAGATAATTACATGGAATTGGAGACAGAGATCTTTGCAGAAGGTATTACTGATTATTATCATGCATTGGCAAAAGCAGAAGAGCTTGTGAGAACCAGTCGTGGTTCTTTCAGAATGAAGCTTAAATATATTGTAACAAATCGATTATATGAACCTGGTGATTTTGTCAAGTTAAATAGTGAAGCATTGAAAATAGGAAATGTCGCAGATGCTTATTTTAGAGTAGAATCATTTAAATTAAATGAAGACTTTACAGCAGAATTGGAATTATCACGTTTTGATTATTCATTCTTGGCATGGAATGTTGCAGACGATCAGATAATTCGTCCACCAAATCTTTATGATGTGTATGTACCTGCTCCTTCATGGCTTCTTTATTCACAAGCACAAGAAGATAAGATTAATGAATCTTCAGGTACATTAACTTGGCCGGCAGTTGCTTACAGTGAGCTAGATGCTTATGTTTTATATGTCAATACTGATCCAGATGTGGTTGGAGATGATGGTCATCCATTGTTCACCGAGTTGGGAAGAACGTTAGATACTAAGTTTGTATTACAACCAATGGTTGCTGAAGAAGCAATCTTTGGTATCAAAACATTATCTAAGAATGGTAGATTCTCTGTAATGATTCTTGCAAATGTTACTGCTAGTACATCCACAGACATCACAGTAACAAGTGTTGCTTTATTACAAGCTTGGCGTCAAGGTCTTGTAATATCTGATCCTGAATTCAGTATTTCTTCAATAAAGAAAACTTATTGGGTTTGGGGCGATGTTGCAGGTTATGATGATCTTATTACATTGAGTATTACTGGCGGTGTATCAGGTGGAACGCTCACAATTGAAGGTGACCCAACACAATCTTCATTGGAAGTATGGGATAAACGTACACCAAATTATCCCGCAGTTACGGGTGAACAATTCACTTTGACGGTACGATATAAAGTCACATCTGCTGTACAATCTGATGCATTCTTTAAATTTGATGCAATGATGGCAGATGCAGATTATCCTCTTGGAGATTTTGTCTTTGCGGATGCTCAAATTCGTGTTGATGGTCTTTCAACCAAAGTATTAAATCAATGGTACGAAGAAACTAAAGTTATTACCATGCAAAATAATGCACCGGGTACAACACAATTACCTTTTGCAAGATTTTTATTGACTACTTATCTGACACAGGGTGCAGTGGTTTTTGACACATTAAATGCATCAAAAATTGGTGGTGCCATAAACTTCAATGAAACTTTTGAAGGTGGTGTTCTTGGTGATGATGGTAACTTTATTGATCTTTCAAGCGGAATGGGTCTTCCCAGATCTTATGCATATAGCGCTGAGCATATTGATATTTTGGAAAATATTCCATGGGGTCAATCAGCAAGTGCGCCGGGATATGATTTGCCAAATTCTGTTTCAAATAATACTGTGGAAGTGCAATTGGAAGCTTCTGGTGAAAATATCTATGACAGGGCAAACTTACATACTCACAGCATCGTGGGAAGTGTGATATCCAGTGCTGGACAGCTACGATATCTTTTAAAGAGTATGTATTTTCCTGGCACAAATGTAGAAACCCATTATATTGCCGTGGACCCTGTGCATAATTATCCAAATGGTGATACAAAAGATAGCATTGCATTGAGTGCTCCATTGACTGTTGATTTCAGCATATATCCCACAGATTTATCAGTGCCCAGGGCTTTACTATCAACAGGATTGAGCCCTTCAGATGCATTGAATGGCGCTTTCCTTCTTTATATAGACACTGATGGTATTGTAAAATTGTTATTGGATATTTGGTGGGGTGAAGATTCCAACGAAGCACAAACTACTATAATTGGTCCGGTGAGTGAAGCCATTATTGCAAACAGTTGGAATACTGTATCGCTTGAATGGAATTTGGATGGTACTGTTAAAATTTATGTAAATGGAGTTGCTGGTTCAACTTATTCAATTTGTAGATACTCTTCAAGTACAACAACATTATTACCGAATACTTTTGGTGGTACAGATCAACCACTTTTAATTGGTGGTGCAATTGCAGATACTGCAACTTTATTTACAATACCTACATTAAAAGATTTTGCTGGATATGCATCTCAGATACGAATTGGAGCGGTAACTCGTTATTCCAATGGATTGGAGTTACAAGATTTAAATGATCGTGGTGAAGCATATCCAAATAATCGCTATTTATCCACTGTCCTGACAAAAGATAATATACTTGCAGAAGTTTTTGATCAAGATGATCTTCATATAAAAGGTCAACAGATATGGGATAAAGAACCACAAATGCTATTGTTTGATGATATTGTGGGACAATATCTGGATAACTTAGCTTCAAATTCAGAATTGGAAATTGCTTTTGCTGATAAGATGATTTTTGGTGGAAATGTCTTGGCCAATGAGCCCAGTTTGCTTCCTGAATATCTTTATGGTTCCTTTAAGCAAAGATATAACTCAATGTTTTCTGAAGGTGGTAATAGTGGATTGAGAACACCACTTGCTGCATTTCAAGGCGATGCCGCTTCTCTTGTTTGGGGTCGTACAGATGCGACTGCTTCTCCAAACAGTATTCCGGGCTCAACTAATGAAGTTATATCGATAGCCGATCCATATATTTTATCTACTGTAAGTACTGAATTTACAATAGAATTTTATTTGTATATTAATGAAACATATGGATCACCCGCTGCACAGACTTGTATAATGGGTACCCGAACAAATTCCACAACATACCGTTTTTCATTGACGAAAGCATCTCATGTTCTCACAATGACGGTTCGTGCAAACAGTACCACAACACGCACAAGTACTTTTACATTATCTTCCGGTCATTATCAATCTTGGATCCATGTTGCCATTGTCAGAAATGGTAGTGGTAATATTATTCTTTATGTAAATGGTGTTGCAGGTACAACTGCCACGACTTGTGCAAACTGGAAGAAAGATAAACGACCGTTATACTTTGGTGGAAATACGGAAGGTACTTCTGGTTTAATTGGACAAATTGCACGTATTCGTTTCAGTTCAGTTAACAGATATCCCTCAGCATTTTCTTCAGATATACCTGCTGATATAACACCATCAATATCTGAAGAAAACACTCATACATTTTTATCCACAAATAATATACGATACACAGATGTACCAAATATTTCGGCCAGAATGAGTTTTGATTATAATCCAACTCGTAACTCTTATGGTGGTATAGATTTGAAGAATTTTGCCAAAATAAGATTTTACAGTTCTTATGAATTGAATGATTATGGTAATGAGCAAATTCTGGGTGAATTGGTCACAAATGGTTCCAAAAATGCTGAAATGATCGGTTGGGAAGATTTGACAAATAATCCAGATAATATTATTTGGAGATTTTCTTTCACTGATGACTCAGATGTATCTCGTATACCAATTCTCGATATACGTAAGGATGGCTTATATTTTAGTAACAGTGGTACAACCACTCCAAGTTGGAAATCAATAACTGAGAATACATCATTTGTTACAACTCAATCTGGAACTACTTATACATTAGTTGCAACTGACGAATATGTCAGATTCACCAATGCAAATCCTGTTACTGTCACGATCAATTCCAACGCAATCACACCAATTAATATAGGAAAGACAATTCGTCTCAGACAAGCTGGAAATGGTACGTTATCATTATCTCCAGGTGGTGGTGTGACAGTGAATGGCTCTGGTTCAAGTGCATTGTATACAACGATCTATTTGACAAAGATTGGAGTGGATGAATGGGATGTGAATTACGTAGCGTGATTTTTGGCCCAAAGTTTGGTCGGAGTCCGTGCGTGTCAGGCAGTCCGGGGCGGTCTGGGGTTGGGTCATGGGCCACTCCGGGCCGCTCTCCGGACCGCAGGAAATTGATTATTTGTTATAAAATAAATATAAGAGGTAAGTGCATTGGAAGCTGATGAAGAAATGGAACAATTACGTAGTGAATTGCTTACATCAATGGCAAGAGTTGAAGATGAACATTTCAGAGTTATCATTTCATTGATGATCAGAATGATGTTTACACATGAAAATTTTATGAATAGTGTTTATACGAAATTAAATAAAATTATTGAAGATGAAGATCGTATTAGAGATATTGTTTTAAATGGTCATGTGGACAATCATTCTGAACATCATAATTGGATTGAGACTAAGATATTATCAGAAAATGATACTAAGTTACAAAATAAAAAATTCATTCGAACGGTTGGTGCCAAAGTTTTAATAGCAATAATTTTATTACTATTAGGCTATCATGGTGAGATTTTGTTTCTACAATTATTTGGAGGTAAATAGTGGCACTTCCAGCATTTTTAATACCGCTATTGGCTAAAGGTTTACACCTAATAGGTAACGCGGCTTTGGTCAAGGGTAAAAAGTGGGTCAAAGAGAAGACTGGTGTTGATCTTGATGAAGGTTCTTTGACAAGTGAAGACTATGTCAAACTGAAGCAATATGAAATGGAGCATGAAGAAGAATTGATCAAGCTCCAGCAAGAAGATGATAAATTGGAGTTGGAAGAAACAAAAGTGTTTCTGGAAGATATGCAATCAGCAAGACAAATGCAAATGTCCGCATTGGGTCAATCTGATATGTTTTCAAAACGTTTTGTTTATTATCTTGCAATGTTCTGGTCATTGGCAACAGTGGCATATATTGGATTCATCACATTTTCAAGTATACCTGAAGAAAATGTTAGATTTGCAGATACAATTTTAGGTTTCTTACTGGGTACTATCGTTGCTCAGATTCTAAATTATTTCTACGGTTCAAGTCGTTCATCTCATAGTAAAGATGAGACATTTAAACAGGTGATAAAAGATGTCACTCGTAGATGAACAAGCTGCTTTTTTATTAGATATTACAAAGTTAATAATTAAGGCAAATGAACTTGGTTTTCTTGTTACAGGTAAAGAATTACAAAGATCTATTGCTGAACAAAAACAATTTGTAAAAGAGAAACGATCCAAAACACTTAAAAGCAATCATTTAAATTGTACAGCACTGGATCTTTATTTCTTTCTTAAAGTTGATGGTAAAAATAAATTAACTTATGATATTCCTTTATTAAAACCACTTGGTGATTTTTGGGAGAGTTTAAATCCCAAAAACCGTTGGGGTGGTAATTGGCGTAATTTCAAAGATGTTCCTCATTTTGAGAGAAATCTATATTGAAAGAAACCCTCCTGAGAAATCGGGAGGGTTTTAAGTTGCGAAAATTATAGTATCTTATATGATAAACACAAGGAGAGCTGATGTCATTTTCGAATATTAATTTTGATGAAGAATTTATTTTATCTTCGACTGACCGTGAGATTCTTCGTGCAATGCAAGTAAAACTTCTTTATCTATCCACTGCCAAAGGTGATATATCTTATGCGTTAAAACACATGAGTGAAAGCTTAAAAATGATTCTTGATAACACTCAGCTAAAATTGACGCCCGAAACAATGAGGTAATTATGAATAACTCTCTATTAAAATCTGTTGTCCGTTCCAGTTACAATTTGCAGAAAATGCGCATTCAGATTGGCAATAGGATTTGTGCACATTTTCGAGTGAAGCTTGGACAAGAACCTGGAGAGGCTGAAGAAGAACTCAATAAAGACGCATTGGAACTGATCCATAGCCTCCATAGGGAATATCAGCGAATCACTGACGGAATTGTGAGACTCAACCACAAAACTGTCAAGTTTGAGACTGAGGGACTTATCACTGATCTCACAGAAGTTTATTTGATTCGCTCATATATCCGTCAGTTGGAAGTTGAGGAAGAACAGTTTGATTCTCTGAAGAAAATTCTCACTGAGTACCCCATTTGGAATCATTATCTCAAAAGTGTAAATGGAATTGGTGAGAGGATGGGTGCTGTCATTATCTCTTCATTTGAGATTCAGAAAGCACGTTATGTTTCATCTCTTTGGAGGTATGCTGGTCTTGGTGTAATGTTCGATGGAAAGGGAGATTCGAAAAGAGAGGAACATTTGATTGATCGCGAATACACTTATAAGGATCGTGAAACTGGCAAAATGGTGACAAAGACAAGGAAGTCTGTCGTATACAATCCATGGGTAAAATCCAAAGTTCTTTATGGACTTGGTACATCTTTTCTTCGTCAGGGTCCTGAAAAATCCATCTATGCGAAGATGTATTATGAGTACCGTAACAGATTGGAGAATCACATCAATTGGACTGAGGCAACAAAGTTGCATAAGCATCGTGCAGCCATCCGCTATATGGTTAAACGTTTTCTGGCTGATCTTTATGTTCAGTGGCGAACCATTGAAGGTTTGGAAGTGATGCCTTCATATGAAGAAAGGATGCTTGGACGCGCACCACACCATGGTGGTTGAAGTCGTCGCTTGAATAAACCCCTTGAGAAATCAAGGGGTTTTAATTCCATAACTAAGAGGTATTCAGATGAAGATATCTATGACTGTTTCTCTCCTGTTAATGCTATTTGTTTCTGGATGTACTTCGATGGATTACTTAGAATTGACGGAACAAGAGTATTTGTTAGTTGGACAAAAATTTCCAACTTGTGCATATGAAGGATCTTTACCTTCTCATTCTGAGGAAGGTTTTCATTTTCTCAGGAGACATTATAAAGGTGATCCCAAACAGAATTGTAATAGATACTTGAAGTATTTACAGATACTCAAGCATACAACCGTTGATTCTGAGCGAGATCAATTGATGACATTGAATGATATTGACATCTCGGATTATGAGTGGAGACATACAAAAGGTCCTACAGCAAAACATCCTGGTATTTACAAAACTGATTCATATGGGAATCCAGTAGGTCCTCCAATTCTCGTAATAAAATAATTGCGGAAATATTGGTATCTTATATGAAGAAACAATCCATGGAGTCTAAAATGTATATTCTTCTGTCATTTCTCGGTGGCGTCCTTTTGTGCAGTTTTCTTTTACTTGTTGCTGATCTCGATGGTTTTGTGTTTACTATTGAAAGTTTAGTTTTTATCCATATCTACCTTGGCACTCTGATGATTGGATTTGTATCATTTATTCGATCCACACAAATTGGAATCAAAGAGTTTGTATTCAATTTTTTGAACGCGATTTCGGGTGTGGCAATCGGAGTGGTGTTTCTTTACGATATTGAATTTCAGATAGGTTTTGTTCTTCCAACTTTGGAAGCAGGGTTGGTCGTTTGGTTCACATCGTTAACCTGTGTAGCTGCCGGTGTCCTTGCAAGAACTACAATTCAGTTTTTGAAGCAGTCAATAAGCAATAAAAGAGTATCAATATGAGATTGATTCTCATTCTTCTGTTGCTTTTAGTTGTATTTCTTTTTCTTTCTCAAGTGGAGATTACTTCAATGGATCAGATTAAAAATCGTTTGAAAGGTATTTTTACATCACCCCAGTTTTTTCCTGTGGCTGTGATGTTTGTTTTGATGATGGCATTTGTTGTTTATGAGAGTAAGATACAAGCTGCGTATAAGAATGAGATCGCATTTCTTGAGCTTAAGAATGAAGCACTTCTTGAAGCAAACAAGGAGCTTGTATTGAACAATCAGGTTTTGAATAAGAAGATTGAAAAGCTTGATCGTTCATTCTTTGCAAAGATTGGAGATTTCTTCTCCTCAGAAGAGGATGATGAAAGTTGATAAGAATTCTCTAAAAAGAAATCCTAAAAAGAAAAAAAGATTTTTTGCTTATTTCTATGATGCTTTTGAAGCTTATTTTAAGACTTCAAAATTATCAGAAGATATACGTGAGCTGGATAAAGAAGTAGATGCCTTCATAAAAAAGACCGAAATAGAAGATGGTATCTTACAAAAACAACATGATAAGACTATGAATATTCTTGATCTGGTTCATGAAAAGTTAAAACAGGTAAACAGCCTTCCTGATCATTCGATAAAAAGAGCTGAACTTTTAAAAGAAATTGATAATCTTTTAGATCCGAAAAACCACCCCTAACAGGGTGGTTTCTTTTCTTATTCCTTATTTTTTTTTTTTTTTACATTCTTTTACATCGTCTACGGTTATAACTGTAGACAATCCCGTCTACAGACAAAAAGGGATTATATGTTCAAGAATGTAATTGAAGATATATTTATTAAGTTAATCGGTGGTCTTGTCTTTGTGGGAATAACGTTAGGATTGACATTAGGTTTATTTTATTTCATACCTTTTATTATATATCAATTATTCAAATAGAGGATAGAAATGAAAGAGCAGTTAATTAATTCAATTAAATTAAGATTAAAAACTGAAATTTCAGAACGCAGCACAATGTCTTACCTCAAAGATTTAAAAGTTGAGGATTACATTGACTTGGTAATTTCAACAATATACCTATATACTCGCTCAAAGAAAGGCTATAAAAAGAGTACAGTATATATGGTTGAAGTTATTGCCGCGATTGGGCATGGCATTAGAAATAAATATAAATTTAAAAGAGATTCGTCTTTGGCAGCTAAAACAGGTGCCTTTATTTTATACTCTTTTGAATCATTGTGTATCCTTCAAGTAATACTTGGCCAGGGCTCTAAAGGTCATGGTGCATATATTTTACAAGTGCTCGATGATGATTCTATTTGCAAACTGTGGGATAGCATTGATCCTTCCACAATTGAAAAGTTACCTTCAGATAAGCCTTATAAAGCTTGGACATCAACAAAACATGAAACAGGTGTATTTCTTGTAAAGACAGGTAATAGAGATGTTTTAAACATATTATCACCTGAAACACATCCGATTATTTTTGAAAGTATAAATAAGTCACAATCAATTGGTTGGAAAGTTAATGAATATATTTATGATATTCATTCATGGGCTTTGAGAAATAAAACTGAAGCATTTTCTGATATTTGGGATTTGCATAATCCTGAAGCGAAAGCAACTAAGTTACGGGAAGCAAAAGCTATTGGTAATATAGCGAAAAAATTTATTGGAAAAACTTTTTACCATTTGTACTACTATGATTTTAGAGGTAGAAAGTATCCTGCTACTGCATACTTTCATGAACAAGGTTCCGATCTTGCAAGAGGTCTTCTATTACGAGCTGATTCCAAGCCTATAAGTAAAGATGGTTTCTTTTGGTTAATGATAAATATTGCGAATAATTGGGCAGGTGAATCAGGTAGAGAAGATGGTTTAAAGACTGACAAAATACCATTAAATGAAAGATATTTATGGGCTTTGGACAATGAAGAAATTCTATTATCATATGCAGAAAATCCCAAAGTAAATCAAGGTTGGATGAAAGCAGATAAACCGTGGCAAATGCTTGCAGCTTGTAATGAATTGATGAAATTGAGAATATTTCAAACATCAATAAAAGATTTTGAAAACTATGAATATCCTTCGCATTTGGAGTGTTTCATTGATGGCTCCAATAATGGATCTCAACATTTGGCTGCATTGACAAAGGATGAGATTACTGCGAAACATGTAAATCTAGTCCCGATGGTATTGCCCGGTGATTTATACAAGTATGTTTCTGATCATGTTTGGACAAGATTGGAGAAGATAAAATCCGATTATACTCGTGAAGAAATAAACGAATGTGAAAAGTTTATTGATAATCTTATTGAACTTAAAAAGCAAATTAATGAAGCTGAACCAAAAAGTGATCAAAGAAAAATCTTAATATCTCAAATACAAAGTCTGAAAGATAGAAATAAAGCATTATTGCACAGTGCTGCACCTATCTTCTGGTTACGTGTTAAAGATTCCAAGTATCAAAGAAAGATTGTAAAGAGAAACGTAATGACTTTACCATATGGTGGTACTGCATACGGGTTGGGAGAGCAACAAATATCAGATGCTAAGAAGCATGGTCTCGATATGCTATTTTACATGGAACATTATTGGGGCGCATTCTTGGGTAGAGAAATCTTCGATGATTGTAGAATATCATTGAGAAGACCGATGCAATTGTTACATGTATTTGAAGATGCCGGAAAGAAAGCGGAAGCTTGTGGTAGATTTCTATCATGGACAGTGCCAGTGACTAATTTTCCAGTTACTCAAAATTATACTGAAGGAAAAGTCAAAAAAATATGGATTCAGTATGGTCCACCACTCGGTGAAAAACTAAGTACTGGCTATTATGTAAATACGCTGCAACTTGCAGTTTGTTTTATTGAAGATGTTAAACCATCAAAAGGCAAACAAAGCCAGGGTGCCAGTCCGAATGCCATTCACAGTTTGGATGCCGCACATTTGGCATTAACAACAGTGAGAGCTCAGTTTCCAATAACAACAATTCATGATTCTTATGGGTGTCTTTTTGCGGATATGCCAAATTTATTTAAAATCGTAAGAGAAACATTCGTTGAGCTTTACAGTACAGACCCTCTTATGAAAATTATGAAGGATATTGATGGTGACATTTCAAAAATTGAGTTTGGTACTTTAAATATTGAAGATATCTTGAAATCAGAATATTGTTTCGCTTAGAGGTTTTATGAAAGTTTATAAATCATTTGAAGAATTGAAAGATGCTGACCCTTATATACAAAGCTATTTTGTACAATTAGAACATGCAAAATCATTTGAAGAATTATGCAATGAAATTTCGAATGAAGAAGAATTTGAAGGTTATTATGGTGGCATGATCTGCGTTATTGAAAATGATATTGACTTGAAAGAGATTGCAACAGACATTGAAGATCCCACTGCAAATCGCTGGAAATCTATTGATGAGGTTGCTTATAATTTTGATGAGTGTAAAATTCATCATAATTATGTAGTTGTATATAATACAACAAATAATAGTGGTGGTAATACTTACTTTATTCCAATAAAATATTTGTATGAATATCCCACTATCAGAAAATCAATTGCTTTGTCACTTGACTCTTTTTAAAATATCTTGAAAGGTCAGAAAACCATACGTATAAAGTACTAATTTCTTTAAGTTAACCATTAAGGGTTAGTTGATCATACTACAATAAGAAATCATTGCGTACGAGCTTATCAAAGAAGTATAGTAAACCGGTATAGTAAATTTTTCAGAGGTTTCCTGAAATCCAGAGCTGACAAGATTATCATACGAGCCTTGTAATACAAATGGTTTATCATGACAAGAAATACATTCAATACTGTAAAATTATTTAAATATCTGATAACAAATATTTAAATTATCAATTTCTTCTTATACAAACAAATAATGTAAATTCATCAGTAAGATGAAGACGCCCAAGGTTAACTTGTTTATCATTATTGACTATTATAAAGTCTATTACCGTTACCAGTTATTCAAACTTTGATATCATGTTTACCAAGTCGAACCATACATACAGATTCGCATTGTTTATCAAACAATCTAAAATAGTCTCATATTTATTAAAACATGCAGATAATCACGGATCTTGAATTTATCAGTCCAATGTATACATACAATCTAGGTAAGTTTATTAAGGCCATGGACACACATACATTATCCGTATCAGTCAAAGTTATATACACATTCGACATCAGTTTATCAGCCAAGAATAGTAATTCATCTGAATGCAGTTTTCAACGAATGGAATAAAACCAACCGAATTTAGATGTTCATTAAGTCAAATAAATACAAAGTGTGACAGATTGTAACTATTTCAATTTACCAGTGTACGCTAGCAACCCAGTTGATTGCAGTTAATCTCAGACGATTATACATACTATTCAGCAACGTTATTCTCTGGATATTCCAGTAAGCCAAGATGAGTTATATTGTCATACGCCATTATTAATCCTCTGTACCATAGCTATTCATAAATTTTAATTAACACACCGTGTGCTAGATTTTCAAAAATTCATTTAATTTAAAGGAGGTTATATGCTAATCACACGTACATCGGTCTTGTCTGGAAAGGAACGGAGTTTGGAAGTAAACGTCACTCCTGATCAGATTCGAGAATGGGAAAATGGTGTACTCATTCAAATTGCCATGCCAAATCTTACTGATTCCGAAAGGGAGTTCATTAAGACTGGGATCACCGATGAAGAATGGAAAACTTTAGATATTGAATAAATGGTCTTTTAATCTTTCTATCAACAAGGAGTTTTCAGCATATGCTGACCGTTAACTTAACCCTCTTGGTGAGGGCGTACAAATTAATCAAGGAATATACACGATGTCCATTATTGAGAATAGTGAACTATGGTTTGCCAAATTAGATCCAAAGCGTCCAAGCTCCCGTTTTAATAAAGATAATCCAACTTGGGAATTACAGATTCGTACCACATCGAAAGAAGTGAGAAAAGAATGGGAGTCAATGAAGCTTGCTGTAAAGGCAATTGTACCAAATGAAGGTGAACCATACTTCCGAGTTAATCTTCGTAAGAAGTCTATTAAGAAGGATGGTCAGCCCGCATCTCCAGTACAGGTTGTCAATGGTGCCAAAGAAGAAATTGATCCAACGTCAATTGGTAATGGCTCTATTGGAAATGTCCGTATTTACCAGTACGACTACACCAAGAAAGATGGTAGTCCCGGTGTCGTTAGCGTGTTAATGGGTGTTCAAGTCACTAAACATATTGTGTACAAGGCTAAGCCGCGTACTGATGAGTTTGGAACGACAGAAACCGAGACTGTTGAACCTGATGATATTGATGATAATGAAGATTTTAAAGAATCTCAATCATCTCCCTCACCCACAAAGAAAGTATTTTAATTAATATTTTCTAATATGTTGAAACGGCTGTTCCCCTAAAAAGGAACAGCCTTTTTTTTTAGGAATATAAATATGCAATATATTTATGAAATTGTAAAAAACGATGATACTGCACATATTATGGATGTGTGTACCCGATTTGAAGATTTGGAAAATGAGTTTGAAAAACGATTTTGTTTTCCAGACTTTTATATTCGTGTTTACAAAGGTAGCACAAAATCCACGTCGATTGGTACTATCATGAATAAATCAACTTTGGAAGCTTATAGACTTAAATTGGAAAGAGAAGTAGTCTGGCCGAAAAAGTCCAGTATTGAAAAGGTTGAAACGTTGCCAACTCATAATAAATCCTTTGTGGAAGACGATGGTTTTCATTATGATGCTAAATCTCCACCGCAAAAAGATGCAATCAATCCTCCTCATTATCAAAGTTATATTGACGAATATCAATGGATTGAAGCAATGTGTCGAATGCAACGATTCAGAGATCCAGAAAGATTCAAGGCTGCCATTGAACTTCAGATAAGAAAATACTTGGATCGAAATGGTGGAAAGGATTCAGAACTGCAAGAGCTTGAGAAGGCTCTCTGGTATCTAAAGTTTCTTGTTGCATATATTAAAAACCAAAATAGACCAGTCTTTGTAAGTGATATTGAGGCTATATTAAAACAAAAATAGGAGAATCAATGTCCAGAATTGTATTTGACATTGAAGCTGATGAATTACTTATCAATTGTACACGGATGTGGATTTTAGTTGCTTATAATTTAGATACTAAAGAACTAAAGTATTGGTTAGAAGGTGACTTGGGTTGGCAGATTTATTTAAATACAGCGGATACACTAATTGGACACAACATTACTGGGTTTGATTTACCTGCGTTGTTTAAGTTATTTAATTGGAAACCAAATGAAGATATATCTATACATGACACACTCTTACTTTCACAAATTCTAAATTATAAACGATTTGCAAGTAATAATCATAGCCTGAGTGACTGGGGTGAGTTTCTCAGTTTTCCTAAATCGCCTTCACCTGATTTTTCACAATATTCTGAAGAAATGAAAGATTACTGTATTATTGACGTTAAATTAAATGTTAAGGTTTATAATATTCTGATTGAAGAAACAATAAAAGCAATCGAAAAATCACCAAATTTACTCCATTATCTGCAAGCTGAACACTATGCATCCAGATGGATTTCAATGGCTGAAATGTACGGATGGCCATTTGATGTAGATAGTGGTAGACATTTGATAAAAATTTTAGAAGATGAAATGCAAAAAGCTTATGATAAATTGGTTCCTCGACTTGGTTTGAAAGCAGTGGCCATAGATAAGAAAAAAGGAAAAGTTGAAACCAAATTTCCAAAATGGACTAAACAAGGTTTCTATGATGTACACACTTCCAAATGGTTTGGAATTGAGCCCTGCTCAGGTTATGAGGGTGAAGAACGACAAATACAAGGTGAATATTGTAGAATTGAAATTAAGGAATTAAGTTTAAATTCTGTTTCCGATGTGAAAATATTTCTATTTAGAAATGGATGGGAGCCTACAGAATATAACTATGTAAAAGATGAAAATGGTAAAAAGATTCAATCAACACCAAAAATAACTGACGACAGTTTAGAATTCTTGGGTGGTGACGGTAAGCTGTATACTGACTTCTTAACAGCGAAATCCAGGCATAGTATTTTAAAAACTTGGTTAGAGAATATTGATTCAAATAATAATCTACATGGCAAATGCATGTTGATTGGAACACCAAGTATGAGAGCACGACATCAACTTATTGTAAATGTACCATCTGTTGAAAATCCTTGGGGTAAAGAATTAAGAACTTTATTTAAATGCAAGCCTGGTTGGAAACTTATCGGTTGTGATTCTAAAGGGAATCAAGCAAGAGGCTTGGCCCACTATTTAAATAACAAAGAATTTATAGATACGCTATTACATGGAGATATTCACCAATATAATGCGGATGTACTTACAAAAGTTGTCGCTGATATAAGCCCTGAATGGTTGGAAAAATTACCCAAGAAACGTGTAGAACGATCTTCTGCAAAAAGAATCTTGTATGCATTTTTATTTGGTGCATCTGGTAAAAAGCTTTGGAGTTATATCTTTGGGAGCCTTGACGCTAAGAATGGGAATAAATTGAAAAATGGATTTTTAAAAGCTGTTCCAGGCTTTAAAGATTTGATCACAAGACTCGAGAATATATATGGTAAGACCTCACAGTATGGTCCTGGTTATATTCCAAATATAGTCGGAAATAGAATTTATGTAGATTCATTTCATAAGCTTCTTGTATATCTTTTGCAAGCAACCGAAAAAGCCACTTGTTCCACAGCATTGATGTTAACAATGAAAGGTTTGGAAGAAGCAAAAATTCCATATATACCTTGCATCTATTATCATGATGAAATTGACTTTCAAGTACCGGAAGAGTTTGCAGAAAAAGCTGCAGCTATTGGAGAAAAAGCTTTTGCGGAGGGTCCTAGACTATTGGGAATTGAAATTATGGAAGGTAATGCTAAAATTGGAAATACATGGTATGATGTACACTGAGGTCTTAAATGAATACTAATTTAAATCGAACGAGACACCTATTAGCGTATCTTACAATACTTCGTTTAAAATCCGAAATAGACTCATTGGAAATGTTAATAGAGCTTACTGAGACAGGAACTAAAAGAAATTTATTATGTGATTCAAATATTCATATTAGAACTACAATTGATTGTTTGGAAGAATATCTTAAAGGGGATTGCAAATGAATGAAGAAGAATTCATGGTAATTTTTTGTGATTTAGATTGTAGTTTTAATAAAGTTGATACACTTATTGTAATGGCAGAAGATAAAAAGCAAGCTATTACTAAAACAGTTGAAAAAGTATTGGGTCTTAATTTACATTCAAATCTAGATGATTTTGAAAACCTTACCTATGAAAATTTGATCGTACGTCTTGAAGATATTTATAAATTTATTGTTATTGCATTCTTATTGGAGCATGTAATAGCAAATAAGAGATATAGAAATACATGATGCTAATAAATAGAGTATTTGTGATTGCAAAATATAAGCCAATCAAGGAGAAATAAATGAATCCTCTTACAGAAGAACATCAAAAAGTTAGAGATGAGTTTTTAAATGAATTGACGTTATTGACAAGAAAGTATAAGATTAAGATAAGCGGTTGCGGTTGCTGTGGCTCACCATGCTTATCTAATATAAGTCCTCAAGAGAATGAAAACTATTATTCCGTCGATAGCGATGGTGAAAGTTTAATATGGGTGACACCTGAATGCTAGCAATAATAGATGGAGATGTACTTTGTCATCTTGCTTGTAAATCTCGGTGGGAGTCTAAAGTTAGAATTGCTTTAGATAAAGATAATAAACAAGTAACTTTCGTTGAATTGAATGATGAAGGTAAAAGGAAGGAACTGGAATATACAAAGCAAGAAAATGAAAAATACCTTAAAGAGTGCTGGAATAACTTCAATAAACACTTAGATTCAATAAAAGATATTACTTATTCCAATGACTTTTTAATGGCCATGAAAGGTGAAAATAACTATAGACATTTAATCGATCCTGAATATAAGTCACATAGAAAGAAAGATCCCTCAAAACAAAACATATTTATTCCAGTTCTACGTCAATTAGCTATTGCAGAGGATTTGGCAGTCGCTGCTGATGGCTTCGAAGCTGATGACCTTGTAAGAATATGGGCAGAAGAGTGTAGAACACACAATATTCCATTTACAATATTTTCAATTGATAAGGATCTATTGTGTATTCCAGGTAAACATTGGGATTTGAAGAAAAATATTTTAATCGAAGTTTCAGAACAAGAGGCTATGCGTCATTATTATGAGCAATTACTGAAAGGTGATCCTGTAGATAATATTAAAGGTGTGATGGGTATTGGTGAAGTAAAAGCTAAAAGAATTTTAGCTCATTGTAAAACTGAAGAGGACTTTCAAGAAAAAGTGGTCGAAGAGTATATGCTATGCTATCAGGATGAATGGTATCTTCTATTAATCATTAATGGCAGACTTCTTCATATTAAGAAATCTTACAACGATTTCTTCAATCCTCGTGAGTGGGCATGTATTAAATGTTTAGATGAGACATCATTTCTCCCCTAGGTGAACGATGAAATTTACAGGACAATTGCCGACAACCACTATAAACACTCAAAAAACAATCCATAATGGTCATTGGCTTTTTCCTAATCAGATGGGAGATCCTGCGTATGTTGGTTTCATTTATTTAATTCGTGATAATTATTTAAAACGCTTTTATCTGGGAAAGAAGTTATATTATGGTTCAGGTAATATGAATAAAGGTAAGGAATCTAATTGGAAATCATATATAACTTCTTCCAAATTTTTTAAAGAAGTTTTCATACAAAGACCAAAAGAAGAGTTCGATTTTATTTGTTTAGAACAATATAAAACACGCGGGACACTGTCATATGCTGAGACATGGACTTTATGTTTTGTGGAAGCACCCACAAATAAAAATTGGTATAATACAAGAATAGAACAAGTTAGTTGGTCAGTTAAAGAACCTATAACAGATCGACATAAACAAAGATTAAAAGACGCCTTGAATTTTAAACAAATGGAGATCAAATGAAGGAATTTATTGCATTTATATTTTTTATATTAGGTGCAGCTTTCTTCTTTTTAGATATATATACATCTATTGTAAACATTGCTATCAAAAATACTCCAATTGCCGATTATTCTTTTAAATTCTTTGTTGAGAGTCTTTTAATGTTTATGGTATTTTCCTATTCACGCCCTCAGTACAATCATGGGTAAGATTGTTGTTCGTAATCAACCGTGTTTGTCTCCTGAATGTGGCTCACATGATGCACGCCAGATTTACGAAGAAGGAACATCATTTTGCTTTTCATGTCAAACCTTCTTCCCAAAAACAGGAGAAACAATTGAAATGAAAAAAGAAGAAAATACTGAAAGAAAAACAACATTGGAAGAAATCAAAACATATCCATTTCGTGGCTTTAAAGAAAGAGAAATTAGTAAGGATGTTGCTGAATTTTTTAATGTTCGTGTTTCTTATGACAGTAATGGAGAGATAGATACTCATTATTATCCTTATGGTGATAATGCTTATAAGGTCAGAAAGCTTCCAAAATCCTTTTCATGGGTAGGTAAATCAAACGACCTCTTTGGCAGAGATAAATTTAATAGTAATGGACGTCGTTTAATTATCACTGAAGGTGAAATTGATGCACTTTCCGTTGCGCAAGCATCAATGGATAAATATCAAAAAATCTATCCAGTGGTGGGTATGTCATCTTCCAGTATGACCAAATCTATTCTTGAAAATAGAGAATGGATTAGGTCATTTAATGAAGTTGTACTATGTTTGGATGAAGATGAAGCGGGCAAAAAAGCCACTGAAGAAGCAATCAAAATAATTGGCATTGATAAAGTACGTTTGACAAAACTTCCTGAAAAAGATCCGAATGCAGTGTACTTGAAACATGGTCATAAAAAACTTCTTGATTGTATTTTTAATGCTTCACCATATATTCCATCGGGTATTATCACAAAAGAAAAGTTATGGGAAGAGCTTGTAAATTATAATTCTATTCCATCATTACCATATCCACCCTGTATTGATGGTGTAAATACCAAATTGAAAGGAAAAAGACTGGGTGAAATTACTTTATTTATCTCTGGTACTGGTAGCGGAAAATCGACAATTCTCAGAGAAGATATGTTATATACTTTAGAAAACACTTCTGATAAAATTGGAATTGTATCTTTGGAAGAATCTCCAGCCGAAACTGCAAGAAAATTGGCAGGGATGGTTCTAAATAAAAATCCAGCAAAGGAAGAAATTCCTTTGGATACTTTAAAAATAGGCTTTGATAAAGTATTTAAAGATGATCGAGTAATTTTATTGGATCACCAAGGCTCCATTGACGATAACAGAATTATTGATCAGTTAGAATATATGTGCTTAAGTGGTTGTAAATATCTTTATATTGATCATATCACAATTCTGGTTTCAGAGGGCATGGATAATCTTTCAGGAAATGAAGCACAAGATAAAGTAATGAATGATCTTTTAAGACTTGTTAAAAAACACAGCGTATGGGTAGGTCTCGTTTCACATTTGAGAAAAGGAAATGTTGGCAGTAAATCATTTGAAGAAGGTCGCCTGCCATCAATTGATGATATCAGAGGCTCTGGTAGTGTCAAACAAGTCTCTTTTGATATTATATCTTTTGCAAGAAATCTTACTGCAGAAAATGAAGTTGAGAGAAATACAATCAAAATGAGAGTGTTAAAAGCCCGTTATACAGGTCTCACAGGAACCGTGAATAGTACTCGCTATAATTATGATACAGGAAGATTGAGTTTTGTTGAAAATGAAGTTGAAGAATTTGTATCTTTGTAAAGGAAATAACATGAGGTATGTAAAATGGGAAGAGCCTTGGTATGGAAATCCCAGTGATCCTGAATATAAATTTGTAAATGTAGAGTATCGAATGGAAGTGGGTGATGCAATTCGTTTTATGAAAGATCTTGTGATCGCAAGAAATAAAGAAGAAAATAAAGATATTAAATTCAAGGATGATAATGATGCATTGGAAGAATTTCTGGTAAGTTTTCATGCATATATTATAGAAGAAAAAGAAAAACATGTATTTTTAGAAAGCAATCCGATGCGTATCAAACTTGCAGATTCTGAAGAGTTTTATGAGTGTTCTTGTGGTTGCAGTATTTTTTATCGTTATTCTAATGGGAAATATACCTGTGCGCGAATGTGCGGAATTTGGTACGAAGGTTTTTGAAAGGAAGAATAATGATCAAAACACCCTGGTCTACAGTCGGTTATTTAACTTATAAACGTACTTATGCCAGGAAGTTGGACCCGAATGGTGATGATCATTCACCGACGGAAGAATTTCCCGATACTATAAATAGAATTTTAAATGCTTGTAGAACTCAATTAGATGTTGGTTTTACTGAAGATGAAGAAGAGCGATTAAGTGAGTATATGTTGTCTTTAAAATGTTCAGTCGCTGGACGTTTTCTGTGGCAGCTAGGTACACCGACAGTAGATCGATTAGGATTAGCATCTTTACAAAATTGTGCATTCACTGTAATCGATCACCCAGTAAGACCATTTTGCTGGGCTATGGATATGTTAGCCTTAGGTTCTGGTGTTGGTTATAATTTACAACGAGAGCATATAAATAAGCTCCCTGTTGTGCGTGACTGGTTTAAAGCACCAAAACGGATTGATAATGGTGGTGCTGATTTTATCATACCTGATTCTAGAGAAGGATGGGTAAAATTTTTAGGTAAAACATTAAAAGCAGCATTTTTAAGTGAACGAAAAGAAAACGGAACCTTCACCTACTCAACACAAGTTATTCGAGGACGAGGTACTCCAATTAAAGGGTTTGGAGGAGTTGCCTCTGGACCAGAGGATTTATGTTGGGGTATTGGGAAGATATCTGAGATACTTGAGAAAAGAAAAGGAAAGAAAATAAAACCAATTGATGCACTTGATATTATGAATATTATTGGTCATATTATTGTGGCAGGTAATGTTCGTAGATCAGCGCAAATTGCAATTGGTGATCCTGATGATATTGAGTATTTATTGGCTAAGAGGTGGGATATAGGTAATATTCCATCTTGGAGAGCAATGTCAAATAACTCTGTAGCCTGTGATGATCTCCGAGATTTGCATGAATACTTTTGGGACGGGTATGAAGGTAAGGGTGAACCTTATGGTTTAATTAATCTAAGGCTTTCCAGAAAAGTTGGAAGATTACATGATGAAGATTATCCTGATCCTGAAGTAATGGGTTTTAATCCTTGTGCAGAGCAATCATTGGCTCCCTATGAAACTTGTTGTCTTGCTGAAGTTTTCTTACCAAATATCGAATCCAAGGAAGAATTCTTAGATATTATTGAAATGTTATACCGAATAAACAAACATTCATTACTGTTACCTTCACATCATCCTGAAACAGAAAGAATTGTTCATAAGAATATGCGAATGGGAATTGGTGTTACTGGCATTCTGCAAGCATCCAAAGAACAAAATAGTTGGTTGGCTGAAGGCTATTCTTATCTTCGTGATTTTGATGATAGATACTCTGAAATGAATAATATGAATCCTTCGATTAAGCTTACAACTGTTAAACCATCCGGAACTTTAAGCTTGTTACCTGGAGTGACACCAGGAATTCATCCTGCATACGCTCAATATATGTACAGAAGAATCAGAATCGCCTCAGAGCATCCATTAGTTGATATTTGTAAAAAGAATGGATATCCTGTAGAATTTGCCAAGAATTTTGATGGCTCCGAAGAATATGGCACAGTTGTTGTCACGTTTCCTTTCAGTTATCCTGAAGGTACACGTCTTGCGAAAGAAATGACGGCAATTGATCAGCTTAAAGAAATTAAGAGATTACAAGAGGTATGGTCTGATAATAGTGTGTCTTGTACTGTATATTATAAAAAAGAAGAGATACCGGAAATCAAAGATTATCTCTATAAACACTATAGAAATAATCATAAAAGTCTTTCTTTCTTATTACATTCAGAGCATGGCTTTCAACAAGCACCTTATCAAGAAGTTACAAAAGAAGTATTTGAAAAATTACGAGATTCAACTAAAATAATTGAAGCAATTGAAACTGCAATCTTTGATTCAAATGATGAATGCGTTAACGGAGCTTGTCCGATTAAGTAGGTGTTAAATGAAAATTGAAATAGATATTAAGGAAATATCAATTGGAACATCATTGCACAGAAGAGACCTGATTGCAATTACTTTATTTAAAAAAGATTTGGATAATTACTACGTTGATTGTGTGATACGTGTGGCAAAGGGAACTTCTGAAATATTTCTAAGAGAGTTTCTTGGAAATAAGTTTGATGATTTTGAAATTAATAAATATCAATATTGAGAACAACATGAAACCATTATGTATTTATCATGGAAACTGTGCAGATGGCTTTGCTGGTGCATGGGTTGTTTGGAAGTATTTCAAGGGTGAAGTAGAGCTATATCCAGGTGTTTATCAGTCTGAGCCACCTGATGTGACAAACCGAGATATTATCTTGGTTGATTTTTCTTATAAGAGAAATGTAATTGAAGGAATGAAGTTAAAAGCCAAATCAATTACAATTATAGACCATCATGCGTCTGCCATACAGGACCTTGCCGATGTATCTGGCATCGAAAAATATTTTGACATAACGTTTTCAGGATCAATGCTTGCTTGGAATTATTATTTTCCAAAAGAATCTGCACCAGTGCTTTTAAAGCATATTCAAGATAGAGATCTGTGGAAATTTGAATTACCAGGTACTCGTCAAATTCAAGCGACACTCTTTTCTTATCCCTATGATATGATTCTTTGGGATAAAATGATGAATGATAAATCATATATTTCAAAACTTTATATGGAAGGTATTGCAATAGAACGCAAGCATTTTAAAGATGTTGAAGAACTCATTAGAGTAAACACACGAATGATGGAGTTAGATGGACATACAATACCCATTGCAAATCTTCCATATACTTTGACAAGTGACGCAGGTGCTGCATTGGTAGAATTATATAAAACATCTTTTGCAGGTTGTTATTGGGATACTCCAGATGGCCGTGTCTTCAGTCTTCGTTCGAAAGAACCTGATGGTGAAAATGTGGCGAGCATTGCTGAGAAGTTCGGTGGTGGTGGTCACAAGCATGCTTCTGGATTCAGAATTAAGTGGGATACAACAGAGCCTTCACAAATTAAACTCTTGAGATAAATATGAAAGGAACATTGATTACGATTGAATTGGACGGAACCATCAAGGAAACCTCATATGATCATTCACCATCTCTTGAAGATCTTCAAGGTGCAGTGGGTGGTTATATAGAAAAAATTTATGCAAGATATAATGGAAAATGGCATATTGCATATGTAAATGAAGATGCAAAATTAAGAGGAATTCCTATAAATACTTTTGCATGTAAAAAATTTGTACCAAGTGTCAAGCTGGCAAGAAATCAATATGCGCCTGTGATCATTGCAGGTCCTCTCGCAATTTGGGTGAGGAATGAGTAATGTCTGAAAATAAATTAAATTATACACTATCAGTGCCTGTTGCTGATATAGATACTTTATTATCTGCTATCGCATACGCGGCTCAAATGCATGGAAATCAAAAACGTAAACATACTAATGAGCCTTATATCAACCATTGTATTTCTGTATTAAAACTTACTTATGACTATACAAATAGTTTGGATGCGGCTTTGATCGCGGTTCTTCACGACATCATTGAAGATACATCAGCAATAGCTAACGATATTAAAGCTCAGTGGGGTTCTAAGATTAGTGAAGGTGTGAGCATACTTACAAATACACCCGCAAATAATCTTATTAATAGAGCACGCAGAAAAGCGATTGACAGAGCTCGAATTGCAGATTCAAATGAAATGTTACAAACAATTAAGATGTTTGATATTTTAGATAATATTCCTTCTTTGAAACAATATGAACCTAAATTCTTTCATACTGTTTTTAAAAAAGAAATTATTGAGGATATCTTAACATTTACAAAAGTAGATACTAAAATTGCTTTTCGAGTGTTGGCCGCATTAAATAGATGAGGTAACTATGTTTAAACCTTTATTGGCACCCAGAGAAGACCCTCTTTCCTACCCTGATTATTTTAAAGAATTAAAATATCCTTTGCTGTGTTCACCAAAATTAGATGGAATCCGATGTATAATTAAAGAAGGAATTGTTTTATCTAGGACAGGCAAGATGATTCCTTCTTTTCAAGTTCAGACTGATTTTTGTCATCTTGAAGATTTTGATGGAGAGCTTATTGTTGGTGACAAGACAGCTGAGAACGTATTTAATATAACTCAAAGTCATGTAATGTCTCGTAATAAACCCGGAGATATTAAATTTTATATTTTTGATTATACACAAAAGGATTATCTGGAACGTTCATTTGAATTCAGATTGAATTTTGGCAAACGTAAACTTGATATGTTCTATGAACATGCTTCAGCTTCTCCTTGCAATGTTGAAGTACTAAATCATGTATTAATAACTTGTGAACTTGATTTGCTTGCATACGAATTGGAATGTCTTCTACAAGGGTACGAAGGTATAATGTTAAGAGATCCCAATGCACCTTATAAGCAAGGTCGTGGTACTTTCAAAGAAGGTATTATTTACAAACTGAAAAGATTTATTGATGATGAAGGCATAATTGTAGATTTTGAAGAGCAATTTCACAATTTAAATGAGCAGACCAAAGACGAACTAGGCTATGCCAAACGATCTTCTCACAAAGAAAATTTGGTAAACTCAGGAATGTTAGGTAAGTTCATTTTGGAATTCAAAGGTGAAATTATAGAAGTTGCTGCAGGACAATTCTCTCATGAAGAAAGAAAGCAAATTTGGGAACATCAGGAAAAACATTTGGGAAAATTATTGAAATTTAGACACTTCTCTTATGGTGTTAAAGATAAACCAAGATTTCCACGTGCGATTGGTTTCAGAGATCAGAATGATATTTAGGAGTTTAAGATGCATGGTATCAAGCAAGCAACGATTAAGAAAATAATCAGACGTAAACTGGATTATTGGCTGGATACAATTACAGATAATCATGTAAAAGAAATTGCCAAAGAAAACGTGATTGTTTGTGGAGGTGCCATTACATCATTGTTACTTGGTGAAAAACCAAATGACTACGATTTATATTTTAAAACATTTGATTCAGTTAAAAAGATTGCGGAATACTACGCAAACAAATTTAATGAATCAAATAAAATTAAAGCCGTAAATAAATATATCGTCAACGTAAAGATTATTCCTTTTACAAATATAAATGATGAAGTTGAAGATAGAGTAGTGATGTATATGCAATCAGCAGGTGTGGCTGCTGAAAAGCAAACACGATATGAATATTTTGAAGGCTTATCAGAAGCTGATACGGAAAATTTTGCAGACTCTTTAACTGAGCAATCTTTTAATGATCTTGAAAACAAACCCGAGACTGTAATTGATAATGTTATTGAAGAACTGAAAATCAAACAGCCATATCGACCAATTTTTATATCTGATAATGCAATCACATTGGCAAATCAAACACAATTAATTATTAGATTTTATGGTGCACCTTCTGATATCTTTAAAAACTTTGATTTTGTTCATGCTCAGTGTTACTACGATTTGAAGGCTAATCATCTAGAATGTTCACAAGCAGCTCTATCGACTATTCTTTCGAAGACACTTATTTATAATGGTAGTTTGTATCCAATTGCATCCATATTCAGAATTCGAAAATTTTTAAATAGAGGCTGGCGAATTTCAGCAGGTCAATTACTGAAAATTATTTGGCAAGTGAATAAATTGGATATGAATGATAGATCAACATTGAGAGATCAGCTTATAGGTGTTGATCAAGCATATATGCATCAGCTTATTTGTGCAATTGAAAAACAAGGTGCTAAAGTTGATGGCACATATATTGCAAGTCTACTTGATCAGATTTTTGATGAGTAACTTCAGAATTTAAAAACTATCAAATAGTCACTTCCCAGGGGCTCCAGGTGCCACGCGGGCCGGCTCCCTCACTCGGGTAGGGGTCACTCTAAATTGCCTGGCAGGCACGGACTCCGGTGGCCAGGTTGCATTTTTGATGAGAAGGTTTGAAGACATCTACTTAAACCGTTATATTAACCCATTAAGTTTAGCGTATAGTCACTACGCATAAAGTGACATAATCCTCAACGTAGCTGTGCTACATAGGTAATTAAAATGTCAGAACTTCGTCAAGTATTTGTCGGTCCAGATGGAAAACTTTTTGATACAAAGGCAGAAGCACTTTCATATCTTCGTCGCCCAAAGATCAAGGAAGCTCTTCTTCTGGTAACTGGCAAGAATGCTGAACTAACTGAATGGCTGATGGAAAATCAGGAAAAGGTCGAAATGGCCTTTGAAACTGGTACAATCCGTCGTGTCACCAAGTCAGATCATAATAAGCTTCGTAAGTCACTTGAGGCTCTAAAGGAGCACTCAGATGAACACAAGCTTAACTTCCTGATTGAGAATTCAGATGCAATTCTGGACTCTTTCCGTTGGCCGTCTGTTAAGCGGATGGATGATACGGAAAAGGCTGTTGTTGCACGCAATACTCTGCTGGCTGCTACAGATAACAATGAACAGCTTGTGGATTGGATCCTTGGTAACAAGGACATGATCCTGTCAGCTTATGAAGCAGGTATTGAAAAGCGGCAGATCAACGAGAAGGCTGCGAATGCTCTTGCAGAATATCGTGCCAAGAAGGCAGCTGAAAAGGCTGAGAAGGCTGCCAAGGAAGCTACAGCAGCATAAAGTCCTGTTTTATATTTGTGATGAACACAAAAGTGTTTATTTCAAGTATATCACTTACAATACTCTACTATCAGGATATGTAGGGTAGATGGATCCGGCATCAAAGCGCAGGTTCGCGATGATCCAAACAAGTCCGGTGAAAATCGCATTTATGAAGGCTAGCGGTACGGCCTAAAGGATAATACTCAGAGTTTCTCTGAATTTGTTCTAAATGTACCGCATTTATTTTGCCCTTGTAGTATAGTGGTATTACAACAGATTTGTAACTTGTTGACTGGGGTTCGATTCCCTGCGAGGGCACCACTTAAGGAAATATAATGTCACTCTTAGAACATGCAGAAAACGAACTTGAATTAATTGGTGAAATAGATTATGGTGATGACCTTAAGAAAGATGTATTGGAATTGATTAAACTATTCTCTGGACAGGGACATTCAGGCGGAAGTGCAATTCTTTGTTTAGATATATTTAATCGTCTTGCACATTATAAGATACTAACACCACTTACCGGCAAAGATGATGAATGGTGTGAGGTGGAAGTTGGTATATTTCAGAATAAACGTTGCTTACATGTTTTTAAAGAAGATGATGTTGCATATGATATTAATGGTTTAATTTTTGTTGAAAAAAATGGTGCCACTTATACTAATATTAACAGTCGTACCAAGGTTACCTTTCCATATACACCTTCATCGAAGTATGTGAATGTTTGATTTAAATACCCTCCTTTATGGAGGGATTTTTTTCGGGATTGTGATGGTAATTAAGTTATATAATTTGAAATGAGGTAATTTATGGAAGATCCACGTGAGTTTTATGAAGACGAGCTCAATGAACATGAAAAGAATGAATTGGATAAAGATAATGAACTTGAAATTGAAGAGTACTGTCATGACTGTGATGAACTTTTAGACGATTGCACCTGTTGGGTGGATGAAGAAGAATCTGAGGATACAGATGATGAGTAAAGATTTTCCCAATAGAGAAGATTGGCTTGCCATTCGAAATACTCCAAGAAAAAGAAATCCTAAGATTTTACATCAATCCACACAATATGAAGAAAGAATTAATGAGAAAACAAAAGAAAAACGTTATGTGAAAACACAATTTAGTACTTATAGGAAATCTTCCAATGAAAGTGAGGACGCTCATCAAGAAGTTGAGTGAGTTCAATCCAGAGTCTCGTGTATGGTTAAGTTATAATGTTGACACGGCCGTGATTGCACCTTTGGAAACAATTAAAGAAGCTGATAGAAAATTTTCACAAGGTAAAATAATCATTCTAATTCCACAATGGAAATGTCAATGAATACTTTATTGATTCGTTGTGTTGCATTACTAGTCGGTTATATATTGGGTGGTATCTCGATTGCTCTCTTGTTTTGGATATTGAGTATTATATTGACTTGGAACAAATCCAGTTAAATTAACGAATATGAATAAGTATGATTTAACAGCAATCATCACAGATAAGCGTGGAAGAATTCTCTCCATAGGAAAAAATTCATATATTAAAACACATCCAATGCAAGCACGAATTGCAAAACAAATGGGTGAAAAAGATAGAATATATCTTCATGCTGAGATACATGCAATAGTAAAATGTAGAGATCTTACACGTGCTCACAAAATCACTGTAATAAGAATAGATAAACAAGGAAATTACAGAATGGCAAAACCTTGTAAAATATGTGCTGAAGCAATTCGGAATTCAGGTATCAATTTAATTGAGTATACATAAATGAATAACCTTTTCTTTGAACGTAATGGCATACTATTTATGAGAGTCACACCTGTTAAAAGTTTGTTTCATAGTACAATGGTCCATGATGTAATTACTAAAGGCGGACAATTCGTTGTAAACATGGAAACTGGTGAGCTTACAATATATCGCGAAAAATCACAAAAAGAATACTGTTATTATTACTATCGAAATGATGGTTCAGCAAGAAAGCTTTCATCAGATTTGGACGTTGCACGAGTCCAACTTGCGGATGAATTTACAAATAAATTTACTGCAGGTACTTTTATGATACAGGAAAAAATTGCTAATGTAAATTCAAATGATAATACTGCTCGAACGATAGTGGCTGTTGTTGCAAAGAAAAATTGGAAAGTATTCTTGGGACAAGTAGAAAAGGCTTATAAACTCATGAAGAGGTAGTAAATGAAAAAGATTATTTTATTAGCTGCACTGTATGCATCAACGCTTTCAGCAGAACCTTCTCTTGATTTCAAGTTTCAAACACCGGCTGAAGGTAAAGCGCCCTTAACTGTTAAGTTTGAATGGAATGCGCCTGATTCAACAGGTTGCATTGCATCAGAAGGTTGGACAGGTGGAAAGGCGGCAACAGGTGTAAGTAATGAGCGTATATTAAATGAGACTACAACATTTACGATTACATGTAAATGGCCTTCCACAGAAACGAATGCAATTTTAAGTTGGGATCCTGTCACCACTTACACTGATGGCAGTCCTCTGACATCTCTTGGTGGTTACCGTATTTTTAAGAGTGATCAAACTGCAACATTGGATCTGAGTACACCAATCCAAGTTTCAAAAGATACACTTACATACACATTTGAAAATCTAACAGGTACTAGTTATTTTGCTGTAAAGTCATTTGATATTGAAAATCTTGAAAGTGGTTATTCAAATATTGTTTCAAAAACAATCGGAGAAAAGACACTAACAGCCTCAATCACTGCAACAATTAGAGAAGATGAACCCGTGCCACCTTCTGCACCTGTTCTGAGAGTGTCAGAGCCAACTGCATATACAATTGTAAAACGTCCAAATGCATTTGTTTTACTACCAGTAGGCACTATTCCACTCGGTACAACCTGCATGGAAGAGCAATCAGTTAATGGTTACTATGCTGTTCCACGAGAACTCGTGGTATGGTCTGGTTCAATCAAACCTGATGTGGTTGTTGCACAATGCTCGAAAGCTTCATAAATTGGTTTAAGATCACATTCGGATCCAAAGATCCATCACGAATTAATTTCATTTTAAGGTTTAATAATATGGCAAACGTTGTAGTTTCATGGGCACTTCCCACAACACGAGAAAATGGTACACCACTTAAAATTAGCGATATTAAGGATGTGGAAATTAAGCTATCAGCCGATGGTGGAAAGACATTTGGTGTTTTTGGACATTATTCAACAGATGTCTTAAGCACAATAATGACAGAGCTGGAAGCTGGTGTATGGGTTGTTGGAGCATCTGTAAGAGATATTAAGATGCGAGAATCAAAGATGGTCACGGCTTCAATCACGATTGAAGAGACATCACCACCATCTTCGGTTACTGGGTTGACACTCTCTCTATAAGGTGTGATATGAATAGGAACTTGAGAAGAAGACACACAAGATTGAAACAAAGAAGAAAATTCAATCTTCTCAGAAGGTTCCTACGAAACTTAAATTGGTGGTCATTAGAAGAAATTAAAAAATATCCATTACGTTATTGGTTGATGACAACACCTTCGAAATGGACTAAACAAATGATGATTCAACCTTCAAGAGTACGTTCGCATCAAATGGAACGTGATATTGAAAAAGGTGTTGATCCTGATACTTTAAATTGGCCATCATATCGTAAACCTCATATATATTACTGGTAATACTTGGCGACTGTGGCGGAATTGGTAGACGCAGCAGACTTAAAATCTGCCGATTTGTATCGTGTGGGTTCGATTCCCACCAGTCGCACCATTTAGGAAATAAAATGAATTATGAAATTAATAAACCATTGATGCCACATTTGCATACAATACTTGAAATTTATCGAATTAAAATTGCAAATGTAAATGATGATTATATGATTGCTCAAATGAATCATAGACTCGTTATGGATTTGGCATGGCTTTTGGAAAAGCTGATTGATGAACGAGACCAAAAATTAATTGGCATCTGATGAGGATTTAATGGGTACAATTATACATAACTTTATAAATGTGGCAATACATGGTCGTAGTCGGTTGGAGAGCATTACAAGTAAATTGCGAATACTTGGTTTGGAGTATTCGACATTTGAAGGTTCTAATGAATATAACTTTTTGACAATATTTCCAACTGGAAGCAAGGTTGGTTTTAATAGATATTGCAAATATAAAGAAAATTTAGAAAAAATAAAACAAATATTTAAGCTGGACAGTGTTGAGTGGGTTGAAGTAGAATTTGGTGAAACGTCAACTAAAATCGTGGATGGAGATCAATATGAAAGAGTTGATTAAAAAATATTTTGAAAAGTTAAAAGCATGCATAAAAGCAAATAAAATATTTACATTTGCTGCTATTGTAACGCTAGGCGCCATTTTTTGTGGACCTCTAACAACTCTTTTTAAAACATTTGCCATTGAATCTATTGTATTCATTAGCATCATATACTCTTATCTTCACTATTCGGACAGTAATAAATGACTAATTTTCAAATGTATTGTCGAGAGAATCGTTTAAATCCACTTAAAGTTACATTTGAAAAATTTAAGGAGTTCTATCCGAATTTAAAAGATAAAGAAGCACATCGACAATTCAATTTGGAAGTTACAGAATTATTTCAAGATAAAATTAGGTTGAAAAATAGCCATGAATGAAGATCTGAATTCTCGTATACAATTTTGTTTAGATAGTATCGATACTCTTCAGATATCAATAAATAAAATTCGTCATGATTTAATGTTTTTAGAAGCAGACAAAAAAATTGCAATTAGTAATCTTAAGGATATTCTAATGAAAGCAGGCTTGACAGAATTCATGACAATAGATCTAATGGCTGTAAAAAAGAGTTTCAAACATGAACAATGAGCATGATGAAGATACGTGTGACTTCTGTAAAGCAGTTCATGAAGCTGACACTGCAAATTCACATTTGATTGAAGATATTATTAGCAAAAATAATAAATTAAAAATTTGTATAATTTGTAATGGATCCGTTGTTCATTTTCCAAATTGTACCCTTAATATACTTCTTTCAAAAATTGATAAGTTGAATGGGATGAGCTCTGAAATGGTACTTCATTAATTGCGGAAATAATGGTATCTTATATGATAAGACCAATCCTATCCCTAACACTCTAGGAGCTGCAACATGAGCTATGAAGGCTATACTGATATAGTATTCCTTCTCTTTCTCAAAGGAGATTGCTGATGTTACATACTATGCAGCGTGTGCTGGACTATCTTATTCAATCTAATGAGATGGTTCCTTTTCCTGTTTTGGAGGAACATTTCTCAATAGATTCTTCTCGTCTTTCTGCTGCATTGACACACTTGTATCTTGCATATGCTACTGATTTTGTTGTGCAGGATAAGGTTAAGTGGTGGTTTGCCACACCTGAATCTTATCGTCGTAAACAGAACAAGAACATTTGAACTTTCAACACGTTGAATAAGAAGGAACATTTTGAAAATGTTCCTTTTTTTTTTTCTTTTTGAAGAAACCAAGGAGTTATTCATGCATTGATGACAATGATTATTGATTGAAATTTTCATTATTCAATAAGGATATTAATAATTCTTATATTTAATGTGTTATACGTGTTCCATATGCTACTGCTAAATCTTTTCTAAAAGGTATTCTCAAAATAATTTACATTAAATTGCGGAAATGATGGTATCTTATATGAAGACAATCCATAAACCAAGAGGCACATATGAGTTATGAAGGTTATGTTGAGCTCCTTTGTAAAAATGGGCACTACTGGACAGTAGATGCCTATGGGGCTCTTGATGACGCTTGTTGTCATCGCTGTGGAGAACACTTTGCATGGCATCACTCTGTGGATGAAACCAATGGCATTGTCTATGACGATAATGGATTACCATTTTCAAATACAGTGCCAGCCGAATTGGAAGTTGATCATTATGAGGAAGTGATGATCAAAATTCCAATTTTTAAAGTACCTGTGGATTGGAGCAAGATTTAATCTCATAATTGGAAGAGGAATACTCCGTTAGTGTTCCTCTTTTCTCAAAGGAGTGCATTCATGATTTGTAACACTAAGCGTGTGATGGACTACCTCATTCAATCTAATGATATGGTTCCTTTTTCTGTTTTAAAGGAACATTTGCAAATGGATTCTTCTCGCCTTTCTGCTGCATTGACACACTTATATCGTTCACATGCCATTGATGTGGTTGAGCAGAATAAGGTTTTGTGGTGGTTTGCCACACCTGAATCTGATCGTCGTATAAGAACAATAGCATACAGAACGGAACATAGCCTCTGTAAGACTCGAAAGGGTCGTAAGGGACCAAAGAGAAAGATTTCAGAGCTTCCCACACGTTGAATAAAATAAAGGAATATTCACGATGAATGTTCCTTTTTGTTCTTTAGAAAACCAAGGAGTTATTTATGCATTGGTGGCAGTGGGTATTGATTGGAATTTTCATTTCAATTGTGGCATTGATTATCGATCAGTTTAACAGAGTTAAATGGTAATCTTATGTCATTCTCCAAACAAGTTAAAGCTGTACGTGAAGTTTTGGTCGATACTTCCTCTTTGATCTGCGCAATAGAATTGAAGATGAAAAAGAATCTTCAATGTCCTCTTTGTGAACAATTCAGCGGATACCATAGCGTATCCTGCACATATCCACGATTGCTGAACAGTGTACGAAAGCTTAATAATGCAAAATGAAGTTAAGCATACGTGGATGAAAAATCCTGCAATATGTGTCAGCAATTGTGGTCAGCAGTCTTTGTATAAGATTGTTCACAAGCCTGTTAACATTGTTGATTATTTTAAGCACTGAAACATCTGTTTCAAATGTTAACAAATTGCGGGATTATTGGTATCTTATATGAAGATAGTAATAGAGAATGGTCGTAACTGATGAGTCCTACCTGAAAGGACGAAATACACACCATTTGTGATGTGTATCTTACGAGTGTCACTTGCTCGATTTCACGATATAGAGCAACGTCGTATGGAGCACGCCAGCCATACATAATAAAAAGTAATGAAGCTTCTCTCAAAGCTTCAAATCGTACGCTTGGAGGAACCTTGAGAAAGTTCTGACAAGAAGCTGGGACTGGGAAATCCAACGTATACAGAAGATTTTCTGTATATAGTAGCTGAATAGACCGTGTGTTCAGTTATTCGTCCGGTATAACGGGAAACCTTTGTAACTATCAAATCTCTGGATAGTTGCAAAGTTATTATTTACAGAGATTGCTTCCATGCTGTCCGAGGGTATGGATTAAGATAAACTTTTCATATATTTCATGGGAAGTTAGCTCGGACCTTATTCAAGAAATAATAGTCGATTTCATCATTTTAATGTTAATGTTTTTGTTGAGAGATTTGCCAATGCATTGATGTATTATGAATCCAGAGATAGTAATGGAAAATTGCTAAAATATGGTTTCAAATATATTCCCAAAGATCCTGGTCCGATTTAATGGAGAATTGGAGTGCGTTATATAAACCCCAAGAACTGCACGAAAGAAGAATTTTGTTTTAAAAATGGAGTTCAAATTGTAAGGCCAAGCTCATCTGATTATAAACTGTGGGATGAAGATTTAGAATTTGTTTGTTTTGTACAAAATTTCAGTTTTTCTGCAGCATGTATTTGTGAAACACATGATGACTTCCTTGACATGACGGATCTTAGCGATATAAGACCAAAATCATTTTTCTTAATTTCTAAGGAAGATCTGAAAAATTTCAAATGAACATTCTTAAAAATTTAAAATAATATCAGAGCAACCAACCTCAAGGAGATTGAACAAGTGTTTAAATATCCGACTGAGCATAGTCATGTACGATTCAACATTTTACCTTATGGGATTTTCAAGAAGAAATCTCAGAAGATAAAGAATGGAAAGTTATTCAAAGGACCCCTTGGAGTAATTTTCTACAAATAAAGATTAGTTGATCACGTTACGTTTGTAATCCAACTAATCGAAGTCAATCTAAACCAACTCATCAGAAATGGTGAGTTGGTTTTAATTTCTTTTTCTTTCTTTTTTTTTTTTTTGGAGTGTATATGATTGGAAGAACGTATTTAGTCACAGTTGACGGAAATCGAACGTTATTTTCATTTGATTTTTCAGAAGATTATAAAGATCTTCTAATTTACAAATCAATTAATGGTGGCATACCAGAAATGATTAGTACACTGGCATTACCTGAGATGAGTATTTTGGAAAATTGGTTTGAATATGCATTGGTTCCACATATGAACAAATTACTACCTTCAGCATTTGAAAATGTACCAGAAGTTTCAGCCACTAATCCTTTTAATGTTAGTGTCTTTGTTGAGAGATTTGCCAATGCATTGATGTATTATGAATCCAGAGATAGTAATGGAAAATTGCTAAAATATGGTTTCAAATATATTCCCAAAGATCCTGGTTCGATTTAATGGAAATTTTTAAATGAATATCTTTGGAAAATTGAAACAATATTAGATGGTTTTAAGCGTGGGTAATATCTTATGAATATTGAAAAGATTAAAGTATATGCTGAAGGTGATTTTGCGGATATACATCTTATTACAGATCTTCCAGAACCTGACTGGATTTACGATAAATTGACGCTTGAATTTGTAATTAAACGTGAAGATGTTCAAGAATATTTGGAGAAGCACTTTCCGAATATTCCAGTAATATATATCTTAGGAGACTAATGTGGATATCTCATCATTTACATGGCATTTATATCAAAGAGGCCCTGAAGAAAAATATGAATATCTTGTAAATCCAGAAGGGTTTGTTGTCGCAAAACTAATCTTTAATGATGGTATATGGGCTGCTATAATTGACGATGAGGTAATGGGTGAATTTATATCAACAAGAGATGCGAAGATCGCATTGAGACTTTTCTTTGAATCTGAAGAAAATGAAGAAGAAACTTTAATAGAATCACCTGAGGAACCATGATGCGCAAGCGGGATACAATTTACTGTTTGGGTTGTGAATTTCGAACGGACAGCGCTTGTTGGAAACGTCCAGATGCCATTTTGGAATATAGTGTAATGGTTAATCGTAAATCAAAGCCACCATATACTGGTATACTGAAACGGATTATTCCTTCATGTTTTTCATATTCTACACATGTAAGAATTCCTGTAAGAAAATTGACAGCAGAGGGTAGACTTCTGTGAGAATGTCAGAATCACATCTTGTGCAATTGATGGAAGAATGTGCAGAAGTTATTCAAGCAGCTTCTAAATACCTTAGATTTGGTAAATATAATTTTGATCCAAATGATGATAATTCAAAATATAATTGTGAGCATTTGCGAAATGAAATTCTGGATCTATATACAGTCATACGTGTGTTAGAGTTAAACAATATGATTGAATCCATAGATCATAATGATACTCATGCTGCATATTTGGCGCGTTATCAGAAAATCAAAGATACAAAGGCTCTCTCAAAATCTTTAGGATGTATAACTGGAGAGAATTTTTAATGAATTTTTCCAAATAAAAACTATGTAACACTTAATCAACAAGGGCTTGTAGCTCAATTGGTCAGAGCAATCGACTCATAATCGATTGGTTCTGGGTTCAAGTCCCAGCGAGCCCACCATTTCCAAAAGGAGTTAACATAATGTCATTTGAAAATTGGATGAAACGAAGTAGATTGTATCAAATAAATAAGATACGTGCGGATGATTCATCTCGTTGTATTAAGATTAAAGATGTTGCATTGGCAGCTTATAATGCTGGTTGGAATCATTGTGAAAGAAACAAAGAAAAATCAAGTTGTGAATGGAAAGAAAATAAAGATGGTGATTGGAATACAAGTTGCAAAGAATGTTTTGAGTTCATCGATGGTGGTCTCTGAACAATAATATGCAATGGTGCTGTTATTGTGGAAAGAAGCTTATTGAGGTTCTTTTTCCGGATACAACTTTTGATTTTTATTAGTTATGAAAAAATATATTAACTGTACAAAAATACTTAGTGATAAAGGTGTTAGAGGTTTACATAAGTTTCACAGATTTGTGATGGAATATTCAGAATTTACTGTAGATTATACAAAACAACCTCTTATCTTACCTTTTGAAAAAACTTTATTTGAAATTCATATTGATTCCAAAAATCAAACAATTATAACAATTGTTCCTATCAGACATAATAATGAGGATTGTTTATGTCTGAAATTTTTTATACTGGTAGATGGTAAATGTATTTTTGTGGATCTCATCTGTATTATCAGTGTCAATAATTGGTTTGAAGATAATAGAATTGTAAGTAATGTTATTTTCAATGAGAACTCTGGAGAACTTGAGGAAGTTGTTAAAGCTGTAGTAAAAAGTTGTATGATCTCAACAGTGCATGCAATTTTGAAATTGTCATCAGGCAGATATATCAAGACTAAACAATATAGAGATCCGACTCCAGTTAAAAATGGAAAGGCAAAACCTTTCAATGAGTACTGGATACTCAGAGTAAATCCAGACTACAAGCCACCTCAGACACCTTATCTCGGAGGTACTCATGCTTCTCCTCGTGAGCATGAGAGAAGAGCGCATCAAAGGACTAATTCAAAAGGTGTTTCTTACAAAGTGAGAGCCACCATTGTAAATAAAGGTGTGGGTGGAAAAATTGAGAAAGATTATCAATTAACTTAAATCATGTCACCCAGCAGATAATATTAAAGGATGCCAGGCTTTAAATTTAATATTATTGATATTGTAAATATGGGTTAGATTCCCATCTGGGTGTTAAAATGGGAAATATATGAATATTAATTTCGATGAAAAAATTATTGAATCCACTTTGAATCAAGTAGCGAATGTTGCCATTGCCAATGCATTAAACTCTCATGATGTTAAACGCATCATTGAAGAAAAGATAAATCGAGTGGTTGTTGAAAATATACTTTCAGACTCTTTACTTAAAGCTGTGGAAAGAATTGATATTGATAATTTAGTCATACATCTTTCACAAGAATTGTCAAAAGCAATTACTAGATCTACAGTACATATAATTAAAGAAAGTGCAGTTGAAATTCTTTTAAATTTGAAAAAGATTCCTGATTATGAGAGAGAGCTGAAAGAGCGAGTCAGAGCTGAAATCAGACAATTACTTAAGTAGGTTTTTATGATTGATGAAACCACATTGATCAATTATGCGTTAAAGAATAAAGATAATGCAATAATTCTGGATTTAATCTCAGAATTATATTCAAGACGCTATTTGATGGAAAGATTGATTAATATTGATAAAAAAGGTTTGAAAGGACCTGATTTGGAATTAATAAAAGCATTTGAAAATTATGAAAGCTCAATTCCAACTCATCAGAAAACCTTTGTGGAAATATTACATGGAAAAAATTTTAAAGAAGACATTGATTGAATCTTTTGATTTAATTTTTTCTAAAGAGGAGTTTATCACACTTGTAAAAGATAATATTTTAACTGACGATGATGGAGTGGGTTATCCAGTGTATGATGAGAAATACTATTTGAATGATTTTCCGATACGCCCTTCCAATCTCAGAAGTATACCTTCATGGGTTCAAGATATCTTCTGGGTTGATATGTAATAAATTTCATAAAGGATGTTATCTGTGAGAATAGTTGTTTGTGGTGGAAGAAATTTTTATTATGTAAGGTCAATTGACAAGGTTCTTTCCAAGTACTTTACTCATGTATCTCGTGACATCCTGATCCATGGCGGTGCACGAGGCGCTGATAAGATTGCATATGATTGGGCAATGGAGCGTGGATTTCCAACGGCAGCTATCAATGCCAATTGGATTTATTATGGAAATGCTGCCGGCCCCATTCGTAATGCGGCCATGCTACTTCTCAATCCTGAGCTGGTGATTGCTTTCGAAGGTGGTGAAGGTACTGCCAATATGATTGATACAGCAATGAAAGCAGGAATTGAGGTGCATTGCTATGACAAAGATGGTAATCTTGTTTTCTTCAGGTTCAGTTAGACGATAAATTGAAGGGATTGTAGCTCAGTTGGCAGAGCATCGGACTTTTAATCCGTTGGTCATGGGTTCGAATCCCATCAATCCCACCATTTGGAGATTGTGTGAAACACAAGGTTGTTCATATTGTTTGGTTGGATTCAGTGAAAGAGCGAGTCCTTAAAATTGGGTACATCCACAGATGAGATATTTGAAACAATTTCACTATCTGATTTGAGAACTTATGCATTTGATAATGATTGTCTAATAGCTGAGATATTACTATGAATAAATTTCTTAAAAATGTATCTGCAAGACCAACAGGAAATTACTCAACTTATTTCTCTGATTTCGTATGTTTTGAGACAAACGGAGTGTTAGATACTACTAACTATGTTACACCAGAGTATAGAATAGAAGTAAAGATGGGTTGTATTGCTAAGGTAGATCCTAGGAATATAAATAAATCACTTCACTTTACAATAAACAAAACACGAAAAATTTTATTAGAGGAGATGTTTGGTGAGTTCAGAAAACCTATATTGGAGATATCTCTATCATTACTTAATCGTGATATACAAAAAGCAATTGAGCTAACTGACAAGTTATATGATCAAATGTTCAGTCTGGAGTGATAAAATGAATAAGATATCTGTAAGTGAATTGATAGACAAGAATGATATAGATACACTGAGTACTTTATCGAAAGAGCAATTTTTAGATGGTATGAAAAATGATATTCATACTTTCTATTTTTATCGAGGAGATCTGTCATTAAGATTAGGAAAAGAATATACTCTTATTCTTGAAGAATTTACTAATATTTCGATGAGGATATGTGTAGACTTTGGGATACATTTTGGTAAAGAAGAAATCTCGTCAAAAATAATTGAGAGTTTAAGAAAAACTTATATTAAACAAGGCAAAGAACTACCGAAAGAATTACTATGAATAAGAAAATGTTTTTACACAAATAACAGCCCATGCTCAGGTTTAATTAAAAAAAAAAAAAAGAATTGAAGTTGACTTGTGAAAGCATTTGATTCTTGAAAACAAAAATTCATATGTTGTTGCAAGGGCGCAGTGTTTCTCAGGTAATTTGAGAATACCGAAAAGATCTGTTGTATCAATTAAAAGTGAATACATTATGAAATACTTAATCATTATTGTTCTCAAAGAAGTTGATGTTATTTACAAAGCTGTGGTTGAAACCTCATTTGAAAAAGATTTGGTGGAGAATATTAAATCTTTGATGGAACTATTGGAATTTGAGGATATCCCTGAATATACAGAATTTGAAGAATTCAAAGAAGCTCTCTTTGTAAAAGATATCATGCTGGATGTGGAAAGCTTGGAACAAGTGACATTACTTACATATAAATAAAAAATCAATTGACAATTAAACTACTCTTTATGGATTCCCTTTATGGGAGTTCATAAAGAGTAGTTTAATTGTTTTTTTTTTTTTTTTTTTTTTTTTTTTTTTTTTTTTTTTTTAAAAAAAAATTTGGGTGAATTGTTAAGGTTTTAACAAAAATTTTTTTTTAAAAAATAAAAAAAAGGGTTTTAAAAACCCGTTTAAGAAAACCAAAAAACTGCCCCCCTTTATTTTTCATCAAAAAAA